CGCAACGCCGTTGCTTGCACCCGCCCTCGACATCGCCGCCGTGCCTATTGCACCACGTCGCAGGGGGGTAGAGCGGGGCGCGGGGGGTGCTTGTGACCTGGAACCCACCCTGCCACCCGCCCCACCCCCAGCGATTATGACCTGTCCAGCGCTGACCCCACCCCCAACGGTTCCAACCTATCCGGCGCTGACCCTCCAGGCAGCGGGCAAGTAACTGTTACTTGACAAACTAGCACAGGTATGCTATGCTGACCTAGAGTAGAGAGGAGGCCAGCCGATGAAATACTCGATCATCATCGCTAATCCAAAAGGGGAGTACCTACGACGCTATGCCCTACCCGATGAGGGCGAACCAGGGGACGGGTGGCATCGCCCGCACTTTATCGCCGCGCACATCGCCACGTCACGCCCCGTGCTGCTGACCAAGCACGGACTCAAGATCAGCAAACGAATTGAACGCGAGAACATCCCCGACCGCGTACACCTGGACTCGACCAGCTTCCAAGTCAGCAAGTACCGCCCGCGCGAGGCAATGCCATGGGATGATGGGACGCAACCGCGAGTCATCAGCGCCGACTACGCGGACGCCCTCGACGAGATCGACCTGGAGATCAAGCAACTACAGAACCAATCGCGCATCCTACGCGAGGCAGCATGGAACCGGGCGCGTCCGCTAACCCTGGCCGATATCAGCCAGGGCAATCCCAACCAGGAGGCCAGAGATGAAACCCCAACCGCTCCGTGAATTCGCAGAAAAGACTCGCGTCTGGGAATCGCTGAATGAGGACGCCCTAACCATGAGCGATACGGTAGAGGTCAGCCCCGAGGGTAAGGCCAGCTATATTGAACCTGGAACCATGGCAACCCTGCACGGTAGCGTCCCGATTAGCTACCAGGGGTTGACCCAACTCAATGCCCGACTCGACGGCCCGCCGATGCGATGGACAGGCGACCCCGATCATTGCCCGCCCCCGCTGCGAGGAAAGCTGCTAACCTACCTTGCTAAGAGTCGCAAACCAGAGTCCCTCCTCATGCGGGAGCACGACGGGACGTTGCGCGCCGTTCTCTCCGATGACTACACCCGCTTTGACCACGGCCAATTTATCGACCTCGTAACCCAGGCCGTAGAGTCAATGGGGCCGCAAGTCAACGCCCAAGTCTTTCGCGCCGAGATCGGCGACGAGATGCGCGCCTATGTCCTGCTCCCCGAGGTAACATTCGGCCAGCTACCAGGGACGGATGACGGCGGGCACGGCAATGGCGGACTGCACCCTGGTATCTACATCAGCAACAGCGAGATCGGAACGGGCGCGGCCCGAACCAGCGGCGGGCTGTACCGCGCGACTTGCCAAAACGGAATGATATACGGTTGGAGCGCGGGCGAGATCGTGCGCGTCCGCCATCTCTTCATTCACCAGGCCGCACTCCTGGCCGTCATCGCCTCAGCCGTGGCCGCTGGATTCAAGATGAGCGAACGTGCCGCCCTCGCATTCATCGAGTCCCAGCAAATTCACATGCGCCCGACTGGACTCGAAGGACTGGTGGAAAAGTGGGTGACGAAGTACGGTCTATCGGTTGACCGCAAAGCGGACTGGCTAACCGCGATCAGCACCGAGACCGCAACCTACGGGCGACCCGATGACCCACGACTCTTTGACGTGACGAATGCGCTGACCTACATCGCGCGGGAGAAGGACGCCGCCGAACGTGAGATGATGGAACGCGCGGCGGGCGACCTGATCGGCGACCTGACCCCGCTCCTCCCATTCATTGATAGCGGGCGCTCCGATGCCCTCGCCCGCAACACGCAGGACGCGCGGGTACGCTAGACCCTGGCCCCTTGCGTGCCCCCCTTGCCCGCCCCCACTCAGCGGGACGGGCAAGCGGGGCGATACAAGGCCCCGGACTTGTACGCTACGGTTACAGGCCCGACAGGTTGTAGAGAGGAGATCAGCATGGCAAAGACAATCGCAACCGCATACGGGTACGACGAATCGCGCACCAAGGAAACGCACCGACTCGGTTCACGCGCGGCGGGCGCGGAGGTCGCCACCTGGCAGACGTTCATTGACTCGCATATCGTAGCCGAGGGACAAGGCAGCGCCAACATCAAGCGAGGTAACGAGCGAGTAGGAATGCTCAACATCACCACGCCCGAAAGCGCAACCGACTCCAACATCCGGGTACTCGCAACGCTCGGACAATTTACCCTGGAACGTGTCATCGGTTACAAGCTGGAAAGAGTCAAGCTGACCGACGACGAGGGCGAGGTACTCTGGGAGATGGAGGTAACGCAATGACCAACACCATCCGCTTCTGGAAAGATCATGACCAGACGCTATGCCCCAAGTGCGCACGCGCCGACCATCCCACACTCGACCTCCCCAACGAGGGCGACGAGGGCCTGGAGATCGATCATCTCACTGCCATCACCGACCCGAAGGGTGAATGTTCCGAATGCTTGCAAGTCTACCAAGTCTGCGACGATTGCGGCGAGGTCATCGGGGAGAACGACCCCATCACAGTCGGCAACCTGGACGAGACAATTCTATGCGAGGGATGCGGGGACTCCGACCTGGAGCATGGCGGGAACATGGGCCGCTACATGGAGGGCGAACCGCACGAGCGCGTACACTTCGGCATTCATGTAGCCAACCTGATTCTCGACGGGGACTACCAAGAGGAACTCCCCGGCTGGTGGAACGAGCGTTTCATCAAGCGCTCCTGGCATCGCACCGACCCATGGCGCGGGTACTATGAGACTGAATGGAAAGGCTTGCACGCTATCGCAGCGGGCTGGCTGACGGGCACGCCCGACATTCTACGCTCGGGCAAGCTGCCACCCGTCCCTCTCTACTGGTACTTCGATACGACCAGCAACCTGTTCTCCCAGGTCAGCGAACTACTGGTGGATGAGGGCAACCAGGACAAGATGATCGAATGGCTGAAGTCAGTCGGCCTGGACATTGACGAACTCGCCGCCGACTTCTAACCTAGACCGGGGCGCGCATGGTACACGCGCAAAGGAGGCCAGAATGAAAACCGACTACATGCACATATCAGCCGCCGAACTGGACGCGCTGCGCGCCCTGAATACCGAACTGCTTGAGGCGCTGGAACAACTCATGGACTATTGCGACAGCGCGACCAAGCCCGAATGGGCACGAGACGAGGCATACGCCCAAGCCCGCACCACCATTGCCAAAGCGAAGGGAGGCTGACATGGAATCCGAGATACGAGCAGGCTACAAGATCGAGGTCGAACAAGACCTATGCCCTATCGAACCCAGAGACTACGAGCCGCTGGGACGCATGGTGCTATTCCACAAGCAGTACGACCTACCGAAAGAGATCGACAACATCCCCGACCCTGCCAGCTTCTCGGGCTGGGACGAACTCGGCGAGGCCATCCGCAAGCAGACCCAGGCCGTCGTCATGCTGGACGTTTATATGTACGACCACTCCGGCGTCACCATTCGCACCACGCCATTCAGTTGCCCATGGGACAGCGGGCAAGTCGGATTCATTCTCGCTAGGGCCGAGGACATCCGCAAGGAATACAAAGTAAAGGCGATCAGCGCCAAGCTCAAGGCCAAAGTCGAGGCCATGCTAGAGTCCGAAGTCAAAGAGTACGCTCAATACATGGAGGGCGACATCTGGCAATGGGCGATCAGCAGAGACGGCGAGATCATCGAGTCATGCGGCGGAACCTACGGGTACGACGAGGCGCTCAAGCAGGCCCGAGCCATGACCGACATCATCGCCCATGAGCACGCCGCATCCGTGCCAGCGTTGGCAGAATAAGGAGGCCGACATGCCTAAGCTACGCAGCTACCACTTCTCATTCGGCAACAGCAGCGACGGGCCAATCGGATTCTGCGCGCGAGTCAATGCGCACAGTCGAGCCGACGCCGCACGCATCCTCAAGGAACGGCTGGATGAATTCACAAGCGACCTGTCCATGCTCGTCCAGAACTACCAGACCACAGGAGAATACATCGAGGTTTACTTCAATACCGCTGCGATCAGCGCCAAGGACATCGATGAGTCGGAGCAGATCAAGGAGACAACAACCGAAGGAGGAAAGCAATGAACAAGCTGGAGACACTGACCCGCAAGCTCCAAGGACTACCACTGTTCTCGGACACTGAACTACTCTCAATCTACACCGCCCTCCGAGGCCCGGACTTCGCTGCACCCACGCTCAAGTGGGTTCTCACGGCCCGCATCCGCGCGTTCGCTATGGAGGCTAGGGTAGTGCCGCCAACCCTCATCGATCACATGGATGTTCGGACAACAGAAAACCTCGCCGCTTCTCTATTGGACGAGGCAGCACGCCAGTACCGTGTGGGTAATTGGATACACTACCTCGCCCATGTCCGCCTCGCCCTCGCAGCCTTCGCAAGGCACAAGATCAGACCAGACGAAGTAATACAACTGATCGACTTCACGGAGAGCCTACGATGATTTGCTCACTATGCGGCGAGGCACGAGCGACCAAGAGAATCATCGTCACCAACTCGAAGGACGTGGCGATCAATCGAGCTAACGTATGCGGCCCTTGCACCAAGATCATCATGCACTCCGCCGAGCGCAATGGGCTGCGTGTCACGATCATCTACCTGAAGGGAGGAAAGTAATGGAGGACAGACTTCGCACGATGAATATCCACACGCTCCCGCAATCAGCGATCACGAGATGCCGCTTCTACATTCTCGTCCCCTCCCACTATCGGGAGGACAACACCTGCAAGTGCGACGACCCACAGGAGCGGGCCAAGATGATTCGGGAATGGGGATACAAGCCGAGCAACTTTGATGGAATTCCCTTACGAGAAGAGAAACCATGACCCAAACTCGTGAGCACCAAGTCAATGCGGGCATCGCCCGAGCACGCTGGCACGCACTAGGGCGGCGCAACAACCCAGGCGTAGGCGAGGCGCAGATCAGAGACGCCATCGCCCGCCTGGGGCTGGAGGTCGTAGGCTACGAGGTCGAAGAAGTCAACGAAGCAGGCCAGCACTTCTGGATCGATGCCGTCGTCCACATTCCAGGAGGATTGTGCTATATCGACTACGGTGGGCCAGTCATTCGGCGAGGGACGAACAAGATACAGAGGGAGCGCTGGCGCAGGAGGGGCGAACTACTGAAGGAGGAGTACCTGCTCGTGCGCGGCGCATCGACGGACGAAATCGAATGGGAGATTCGCTACCACATGAAAGCGAGGGAGAGACATGGCAATTCCTGACGAGCGAGAGGTTGTCTTCAAGGCTATCGTAAATTACTGGATGGAGATGGCGATCCCACCCACGCTCAAAGACCTCGCCAAGAGGACGAACAAGAGCGTAACGACCGTCGCCTTCCACGTCCGCAACCTGGAGAGGGCGGGCCGCATCTTGACCACGCCCTCCATCAGCCGCAGCATTAGACCTATCGGCCTGGAGATTACATTCCAGGAGGAGGAAGAGTCGGGGGAGGCGGAGCAGTCGGCCCCGGCTGCGTAGCCTTGGGCGACTCGACACCCGCCACTACTTCCTCAAAGGGAATGCCATTCTTGTCTGCGATTTGCTGCACCACACGCAGCATTGCACGCAACCGTTCCAAGACCTGCGCCTTGTTACCGCCTTCTCCACCTGGAGGACGAATCATCTCTCCGGCTGGAGGAGGCGGTCGCATCGGCCCACCCTGACCCATCGAGCCAGGAGGCGGAGCGCCCATCGAACCAGGGGGCATCATCGGTGGCATCATCTAATCTTCTCCGGATAGTCTGCCGCCCACGCTGGGAGGAGCATGGGCGGCTGGTAGAAAGGAGGCCCTTGTGCGGGCTACTCTCATTCTAGGACGCTATTCGTCAAGCTGTCAATACAATGTAAATCCTAGCTTGGCTAGAGCCTCAGCACGGCGGCGAATTACGAGGCTTGACATGATCCGCTGCCGTGCGATGGACAAGAGAAGGCGGGCAGACTCGGCTGTATTACTCTGCGCCCACTCATGGCACTCAGCACAGACAGGCACACGATTGGAGAGAGTCGTCTTCAGCTTGGGAGCCAAGGACTTCGGGACTAGCTCATGCAAGCAGACAGCGAACCTCAAGCAGCGAACGCACCGACCCAGGAACAAGTCCCAGATCGGGCGGTCTTCCTCGGGCGTACCCTCCGGCCAATACTCAACTGCCAAGGAGTCCCTTCTTCTCTTGGTGCAGGCTGGAGATTCGAGCAGCGTTCTTCTGGATCAACTCCCTCCCTTCGGGAGTACGCTTGAGCGCCAGCCAAATCCCCTGCCTTGTGTAGGCTCGATGGGTCTTGGGATTCTTGATTCCCCGCCGAGCATAGTAGAGGGCGACCTTCTCCACCGAAGCAGTAGAGTCTTCTCCCTCCATCATCTTCCGATACAGCGAAGCAACTTCTTTCGGGTCGAGCGATTCTATTGGGGGCATCCTATTTTCTCCAGGATATACCCCGGCCCTCGCATCAATGAACCCTTCATCGATGCGTCATTCCAGATTTGTGTTTTGTGTTTCATCCGATCCTATTCATTCCTTGAATGAATTCCATTCATGAATTCATGAATCATGAATGGATTTGGATCGAGACCCAATGTCCCCCTCCCCCTGGTAGGCTTTCTACCGTGTATGGTCTTCGTGCGCACGCTGACATTTGGCCTGGGCTCATGGTACACCGACTTGATGCGCTTGTCAACCCCCCACCCCTTCGGGTGTACGTCCTTCCTATCCAACAGGCGATAGTTGACAGGGTAGGGCAGGTGGGGTAGGATGAAGCCAGAAAGGAGGGCTGATGCGGGCATACGTCCGGGATAATCTGATCCGTATTTCATTCCGCTACCGTCCCCGGTTGGTAGATCGGGCGCGTGAGATACCGGATCGATCCTTCGACAAGCAGACGAAAGAATGGACGTGCCCAGCGACTCCCTGGCACGCTCATTGGATCGCCCAGCACTTCCAAGACTTCGAGTTGAGCGGGGACATGCGCGCCCTCGCTACGAGAAAAGAAGATGTACCTCGCATCAACACCCGCACCCTCGGAGCACTCTACCCCTACCAGCTTGACGCCGTTCGGTTCATCGAGAAGGCGGGCGGGCGCTGCATTGTGGCAGATGCAATGGGACTCGGGAAGACCATCGAGTTCATCGGGTGGGTCAAACTGCATCCTGAGTTCAATCGAGTCATCGTTGTCGCCCCTACAAATGCGATTTTCAATTGGGCAATGCAGATCAAGACCTGGACAGGAGAGCAAGCAGGCGTCATTGAAACCAAGCGCCAGCCCCTCCCAACGAGTCGTTGGTGGATTCTCTCCTACACTATGATGACCCTGCGTTACGCAGAATTGAAGGGAGTGGATGCGATATGCTTCGACGAAGGCCACGCTCTCAAGAACCGCAAGGCACAGCGCACCCGAGCGGCCCGCTCAGTCATCGCTGGAGTCCGGCATGTTTTATTCATGTCGGGGACACCCTTCCTGAACAGACCATCCGAACTTTTTCAGCCGCTCAACATGCTCAACCCTGTAGCATGGCGGGACTTCTTCCCCTTCGCAAAGCGCTACTGCGACGGACATCTCGATCTCGCTGACCACTGGATTACGACCGGGGCCAGCAACAGGGAGGAGCTACGGGATCGGCTGCGCTCGATCATGATTCGCAGGGAGAAGTCCGAGGTCGCCAAGGACTTGCCGCCCAAGACCCGTACCTTCCTGCCCGTTGAGATCGACAACCGCACGACGTACACTGCTGCCCGCCGAGAGACAGTCGCCTACATTCGAGAGCACCGGAGCGGGCGGGACTTCAAGAACCATCTCGACAAGATCAACAGTCTGCGTGGATTGGTAGGGCTGGGCAAGGTTGCCGCTGCTGTAGAGTGGGCGACCGACTTCCTAGAGTCTACGGACGAGAAGCTTGTCATCTATGCCCACCACCTTGAAGCTCATCGCCTACTGGCGGAGAGACTTGCTTCCTTCGGGGTCGTTCGCATTACAGGGAAAGAAACACCCCGCCGCCAGTTCGCCAACCAACAGGAATTCCAGACAGGCAAGGCTCGGGTCATGCTACTCAGCGAAGCAGGTGGGCAGTCCATCGACCTGTTCGCTGCATCGGACATCCTATTTGTCGAGCGGGAATGGACGCCCGCTAGAGAGGAGCAGATCGAGGACAGACTACATCGGCACGGGCAGAAGAATCCAGTCAGCGCAGTCTATCTCACAGGGAGAAGCACTATCGATCAGAAGTTTGATTCCATGGTCGAGTCGAAACGTCAAGTCTTTGCGGATATCGTCGGACAAGATGAAGTCAAGCGTGTCGTGCTCGAAGAGTTGTTCGATTACCTGAAGGAGGAAAAGTGATCGTCGAAGTCCGTCAAGGAAAGGGCATTACGCATGTTCGTATGGGCTCGTTCCTCGAAGGCGTAACTCGCGTCTGTCCCGGAGACAAGTACGACTGTGATGTGGGTCTTGCTGTGGCGCTCATCAAGCTGGCTCCCAAGCTCGACAAGCGGGATCGCTGGCTGACCAAGCAGCTTGAGGGCTACTCCTGGAAGAGCATCGAGATCGGAGATGGATCAACCGCGCGTCTCATCAAGTCGATCATCTTGCGAGACTACATCATCCTGAAGCGAGAACCTAAGAACTTCGGGGCCGTGTTCGCTCATGTTGCAAGGCTATGGATGGAGGGAAACCATGTCGTATCGACTCAAGTCTAATTTTGGTGAAGGCGGGCTGGCTTCTGTTCGAGTCATGACCAAGCAAGTGCAAGTCCACTTCAAAGAGAGCGGAACCAACTACAACGTCGATCGTGAGAATGCTCCCAAGTGGCTGAAGAAGAACTTCGATGGGGTCTACGTTCGCATGAGTTCGCTGGGCGACAGGATCAAGACCGTCCGCCCATGGCGCGGGCAGGAGACAGTCGAGTTCGTCGGGTTCTACAAGGAGACAGACGCGAAGTTCCCGGAGCCTGAACTGCGCGAAGCAAGCTCGGGCCGCAAGATTCTTCCGGGCGGAAGGGTCTCGAAGTTTACCATCCCTCAGCACCATGAATGCAGCGCTGTCCTGAAGATCATCGGCGGCGAGTTCGACGGAGCCTCCTTCTCATGGTACATGAATTACGAGATCGAGCGCGACCCCGATGATGGCACGTCCGTTTGGTGTGGGGCAAAGAACACTCTGCGCCGCATCGAGGAGTTCAATACATCCTTCGGGTTGGATGAGGACGAGAAGGTTCCATACTCGCCCAACATCCTGCCCGATTGGGAGAAGATGATCTTCAAGAAGAACAGACTGGCGACCATTCTCTTCGATGAGGGCAAGCCGGGTACGCTTGTCCGGGCCGCACCTGGGGTCAAGAAACCCCGCAAGACTACAGCCAAGAAGAGTACCAAGAAAGTCAAGTAACCGTTACTTTACAGTGGGCGTGTCCAGTGAACAATATACCCGACCATCGGCACATAGCAGGCGAGGGATGCCGAGCGCCCAAAGGAGGCCCAATGCGCACAGTAGGAGAAGTCGCAGCATTCTATCAGGGGGCGAAGGACAGGGATATGTTCGGCTTCATTGCCGGGATTCTCGTTCCCTTCCTTCCCTTCGATCTCGCCCGCCCGTTTCTGGAGGCGGGTAGCACAAAGGAAGAGTGGGAAAGAGATGGGGTTCCTTACCCTCTCGTCCGTGAATTCATCCTGGAGCAACTCAAGGACTACATGGACTTCGCCTGGGAGAAGGCCGAAGATCATCGCGGGCTGAGTGCGCTGCGCTCTCACGAGAAGATGAAGGCATGGCTGTGGCTGCTGGAGGATGAAGAGACGCTCCGTTTTGCTGCTACCGACAAGAACTACAATCCTTACGGAGCACCCATCCTAGCTGCAATCTCTAAGAAGTACGGCTTCCCGATCCCTGAAGGAAAGCGAATAGCAAATATGATCGCGGGTAAGCCCTGCCAACCAGGTTGTTTGGAAGGGTGCGAGTCATGACGCTGCTCGACGACATCGAGCCGTGGGTCGTCGGCCACTACACAGGCTACGTCTCACTGCGCTGCCCCTTCCATGAGGATGAGACGCCTTCGCTCCTGGCTTACGAGTCCGGGCGCTTCAAGTGCATGGCATGTGGAGAGAAGGGCCAGCTTCCCTACCTCATCGCTCGATTGCAGGGTGTCGATCCTGATACAGTCAAGAAGACAGAACCCAAACGATCCATCTTCCTACCTCCGATGGATGATTGGGAGGCTATCAACGAATTGTCATTCGATGCCCACCGTGTTCTGCTTGACTATAAGCCAAGTCAAACATGGCTCAAGGAGCGGGGCGTCGCATCGCTCATTGATCCCTGCTGCCTTGGAATCTACGAGGGCTGGTACACCATTCCCATCTGGAACTACCCGGAGGAACAGATCGGGGGCTTGATGCTGCGGGCAGGGCCGTCGATCAAGAAGGAGCCACGCTTCATTCACCCGGACGGCATGAAGTCCATGCCGTACTATCCATTACCTGAATGTAAAATAGACAAAGGTGCAAAGCTGTTCATAGTTTACGGATTGTTTGATGCCCTCACACTGGCCGCTTTGGGGTATCATGTAGTCACCCCTACGATGGGCAAGGATTCATTCCAAGCCGCATGGCTGGATGGCATCCGCAAGCCCATCATCATTCTTCCAGATCAAGGAGAGGAGGAAACAGCAGAGAAACTCGCGGCCCAATTAGATTGGCGTGGCCGCGTGTGGCGTCTCGTCTACCCTGAAGGAATCAAAGACCCCAACGACTTCCTTTGGAAAGGACAGAAGAAGCTACTCGTTCGCCAACTCAACTACGCTCTCACGCACTAGGAGGCATTATGGATCGTCAGGGAATCAGCGAAGTCTGTACCGGGCTCGTCCTAACAGAACAGAAAGACCCTAATGCGTTCAGTCTGAAGTATCTGGCCTACCCCTACAATGAGATCATGCGTGCGGCGCGGGATGGAAAGGATGAAACATGGATGATGATGAAGTACGGCCATGCTCCAGTTCAATCGGCCCTCTCTGCGGCCAAGGGCTTGAACGGCACGGCCCAGCGCATCGATTGGGGCGAGGCGCTGCGCGTTGCATTCATCCGGGGCGAGGTTGGGGGGAAGCTGAAGAAGCCCGTCGAGAAACTCATTCGCGGCGAGGATGTGGACAGCAACGAATTACGCAGCGCGATCTCGCTGCTCGAAACAGAACGCGAACCCATCGCAACAGCGGCAGACACCGAAGCGGTCAAGGTAGTTTGGGACAAGTCGGACTACCCGCCCTTCGATCAGATTCTTGGGGGCTATGCCAAGTCTGCGCTGACGACGATTGGTGGATTTCCTGGGACTGGAAAGACCACGCTGCTTGCGAAGCTGGCTGCGAACCGAGCCAAGATCGGAGGCAAGGTGCTGGTCTTCAGCATGGACGTAACACCTGCCGAGTTCGTCTACCGTATGGATCAGGTCGCTCCACTCTCCAAGACCAAGAAGAAGAACATCCTCTTGGTAGGGGACATCGGCCCGGTCGGGGAGGTCTATGCCACTGCATCCAAGGTCTCGGCCAGCGAAGACATCTCTCTGATCGGGATCGACTACATGGATATGATGATCCAGGGGGAAGCGGACGAAGGCAAGGTCGAAGAAATCTATCGGACACTGAAGATTCTCGCCAACCGCACCGAGATACCCATCGTCATGTACGCCCAATTCAACTTCGAGGCATACAAGCTGGGCATTCCTCGGGTCAATCATCTGCGGCATTCCAGGATGGCCGAGGCCCATAGCGCCGTCATCCTGCTGATCTACAATCCATTCAAGATTTGGGCCGCAACGGTGGAGGACAAGCGGCTGCGCGCAGTGGAAGGGACAGCCTACATCATCGTCGGCAAGTCCCGCTGGGGTACAAAGAAGGGAGGCATCGGTGGTATCCAAATCGACTTCGATGGCAAAGAGGGGTGGGGGGATGAAGTCAAAGGTTGGTTCCCGCTCGACTCGGCGTAGGCTTACAGCCAAGCAGACAGGTCACATGCTCGGATCGCTGGGCGTGCCGGGCCGACCGAAGGATGACTTCTATCATACGCCCGAGATCGCGACCGAGAAGCTATTGGAGGTCGAGGAATTCCGGAGCGTCATTTGGGAGCCTGCCTGTGGATCGGGTGGGATCGGAAAGGTTCTCCAGGCAGAGGGTCATCGAGTCCATGCGACCGATCTATACCCGCGCGGGTATGGAAGCAAGAGGCCCCAAGACTTCCTGAAGACCTTGCCTCCTCCCCTCGTCAATAGCATCGTCACCAACCCGCCCTATAGCCTAGCGTTCGAGTTCGTCGAACACGCGACGGATGCAATGCGGAAGCGGGATGGGAAGGTCGCCATGCTACTGCGTCTCGCATGGCTAGAGGGCAAGAAGAGGAAGGCACTCTTCAAGAAGACTCATCTCTCGCGCGTCTATGTCTTCTCGTCCCGCCTGCCTCGGATGCACCGTCCCAATTGGACGGGCAAGAAGTCGAGCAGCATGATCGCTTTCGCTTGGTTTGTCTGGGACTACACCAAGCGCCACCGGGGGACGCAAATCAAATGGCTATGAAACTCATCCCCGGCCTTCCCACTCGGGACGCACGCAAGGGCGAACTCATTGGCGTAGACTTGGAGATGTTCGGCCAGGTCGAGCATCGCCTCCATCGTCCACATGGAACCTTCGCCCTTCTCAGCATCGCGATGGGCGATAACATATTCCAGATCGATAACTCTCACGATGTTAGGGAGGCGCTGAAGCGCATCAAGGCAGGGACGTGGGCCTTCCACAATGCGCTGTACGACATCCGTCAGTTGCGTCCCTTCGTGTCCATCTACGAGCGCGCGATCTGGGACACGATGCTGGCCGAGCAATCCATGTGGGGCGGCTTCTACAAGAACTACGCTTTGGATGCCCTCTCCCTGCGCTATCTTCATCGCTTCATGGAGAAGAAGTACCAGAAGGAATTCGCTGCCCGCACGACAGCCTCCCCTGCCATGCGCCGCTACGCTGCGCTGGACGCATGGACAACCCTCCGGATCGCTGAGATGCAGAAGGACATGGAAGGACTGGAGTCCTATCGGCGGGTTGACCTACCGATGATCTGGCCCGTTATGGAAATGCCCGGTATACGCATCGACATCAAGAAGTGGCTGGAATTGGCCGAGACCTTCAAGAAAAAGGCGATCGCGATTCGAGAAGAACTTGGCTTCAATCCTGGCTCACCAGATCAGGTCAAGGAATTTGTCTGGAAGAAGGCGAAGATACATCTGGAGAATGCGCAGGAGGAAACCCTGCTCGTTTACGAGGGCAATCCGGTCATCGACGCCATCCTCGACTACAAGACCTACGCCACGGCTGCGTCCCGATGGGGAGCCAAGTGGATCGAGACCTTCGTCGAAGAGGATGGCCTTGTCTACCCGGACATTCACATCAATGGGACAGAGACCGGACGCTTCGCCTATCGCAACCCGAACATGCAGCAAGTCCCCAAGCGCAAGGAAGAGATGAAGGCGTATCGAGAGTGCATCATCGCCAGCCCTGGTCGCGTCTTGCTCATGTCGGACGCCAACCAACAGGAGCCGCGCATCATGGCTTACCTGAGCGGCGACACCGAACTCATCGGCATCTTCAAGCGCAAGGAGGACATCCACTTGGCAGTTGCTCGGCTCATCTTCCACGCACCCAAGATGACTAAGAGCGACAAGCGCAGATTGATCGGGAAGACGATCAACCTGGGGACATCCTACGGGCTCTCCGCCTATGGGCTGGCGCTACGTCTCGGAATCGAACAGGACGATGCCCAGGAATTCCTCGATACCTACTTCAAGCGCTTCCGAGGCGTCAAGACCTGGATCAATCTGAGTCGGGCGCACGCATGGAAGGACGGCTACATCAAGTCCGGGCTGGGCCGGAAGGTGTGGATCAATCCCTACAGCCGACAGTGGGAGAACAACGCCAACAACGCGCCCATCCAATCGACGGCGGCGGAGATGACCAAGCTGGCGATCCTGCACATCTACCACCAAGAAAAGCAGGAGTTCTATGTCAACCTCCAAGTCCATGACGAGATCGACTGCGACGTACCCAAGATGTTTGTTCCATACTACAGGAAGATCGTCCGGGAGGCATGGATGGCAGCGTCCAAGGAACTGATCCCGACTGTTCCTTTCAGCGTAGACCTGACAACCGGAACCCGATGGAGCGAAAAGGAGTAGACATGCCCGACCAACCGAAGCCGTTGGAACATACCTGCCGCGAAGCCCATTACATACTGGACTGTGAGGTGATGGAGACGGACGATGGCCCGCCTCAGCCCCGCCAGTCTGTGTTTCTGGAATGCCCGACAGAGGGGTGCGCTTTCTTCCTCCGCGACGGCGACATCATCAGATACATTTGGGCCATCGAACGCTCGAACGCGGCGCTGAGGGATGTGCGCGCCAGAGCGAGTGCTGCGTACAACTACTGGGCCGGAAGGGATGAGGCCTTAGGGCAACGCATGGCCGAGTTGCGAGAGGCGCTTGAGAAGTCGAAAGTTGACGCGCCGTATCCAGGAGGGACATGATGGACGCGAAGCCGTTGAGCATAGTTCCAAAAGCAACGCGAGATCAGTGGCGCGTAGAGGCCGAAGCAACAATGATGATCTCTGCTCTTGGGGAGTACACACCGCTTGAATTCACCGAGCTACTTGATACTTGCGACGCCATCGAAGCGCGGGTGGCGGAGGCGCAACTCGCGCGCGATGTTCTCTGGTGCAAGGCAATTGTCGCTACTCTGGACACAAGACAGATAGAAGCAGTTACGCGCCACTTCAACGAGAACAGGCCCGACGCCATGACCGAGGAAACCAAGAGAATGCTGGCCGATTTGCGCAAGGCGGCGGGAGGAGTGAGATGAGCGAGAAGCCGGTGAGCGAGTGGGACAAACTGATACTAGACTTGGGCGATGCCAATGCCAAAGTCGCCGCCCTCGAACGCTCGAACGCGGAAAGGAAAGACAAACTCGACGCGGCCAGTGACGTTATATCCGCTCAGGCCAAAACAATCTCGGCTCTGAGGGAGGCGCTGGCGAGAATTCCGGAACATCGCGCCCACCTCGACAGTTGCATTCGATACCGAAAGGGATTGCTGTTCACCCGCCCCGAGGAATGTGATTGCGGATTGGATGCCGCCCTGCGCCAGACCGCAAAGGAGAAGTGAGATGAGCGACTCACCGGAACTGCGAGCCATTGCCAGCACCTATCTATCCGAGGGCGCAGAGGTGGCATATCAACTTGCCTTCGAACGGATGCGCGCCCTCGAATCGCGGGTGGCGGCCATGCGGGAGGCGGGAAAGCGCATTAGGCGTATCGCAGAGCAGGCATGGCCCACAGACGAGACCCGACAAGCACTTGCAGCTTGGCGCAAGGCGGCGGGAGATTCATTGAATAATGGCAAATCGTATTCAACGGAGGGAGGGGAAAGATGAGAGAAGAGTGCCCTCACTGTGGACATAAGCTCGTATCTCCGTCCGGCCCGATGCAATCCCCGGTGCTGCTGATTGGTGAGTTCCCTGGCGTAGAAGAGATCAGGTATGGCCTTCCCTTCGTCGGCAAGGCGGGCGAAGTCCTGAAGACAGAGATGGCCGAGTTGGGGTTCGACTACAACTCCTGCCGAGTTACAAACTTGTGGCTGCACATGAAGCCCAAGGATAAGGAGATCGTAAAGAGGGAACTGGAATGGCACGCAGAGCGCATGTTCGCCGAGATGAAGGGACGCAAGGCGATCCTGCTCATGGGCTCTGAACTCTCGGCCTTCTTCCTTCATGCGCCGCTTATGGAGAACCTGGGAATCATCATCACCAAGCGTCCCCAACTCTCGAAGTACGCAGCCTTCGTCATGGTCGCGCCCAACCCTGCCCTGCTGTTGCAGCGGGGGGCTGTGGTGGGGGAGTTCCGGTTCGCATTGGAGTCATTCGTTCGGGAAGTCAAGCGGAGGAAGATACTATGACTGGTGTTGCATCTGCGATGGATCAGGCTCTCTCTGTCAGCTACGACGAGATCGAGATTGCCGCCCAACGCGCCCATGAGATCGCACACAAGGCGCTCGACGATCCCGATATCGCATTCCGTTACGCCGTCTCTCTGCGTAAGGTCGTCCATCTACAGGGCGTCGAGCTTGCGGCCCTCTTCTTCGAGATGCGTCAGAAGTTCGAGAAGTATGGGTTCGAGAGTGAGGACGATTTCTACGACACTGCATATGAGAGAACAGGCTATGCGGTCGAGACGCTGCGCAAGTACGCAAATATGTGGGAGAGCGTCTTAGGGCCGGGGAGCAAGATTCCCAAGAAGACGCGCGCCCAACTTGCTTCTCTTCCGGTGCGTACCCAGCTTCTCCTTACGGGTATGGCGCGCGAGGACAAGATCACCAACGAGCAGTGGGAGAAAGTCTCCAAGTCTCCCGACCACCAGACCGTTCGGGAATTCATCCGGAAGGTCAGAGGGCAGCGAACGTCAGCGAGGAACGCGCTGAACATCAAGCTCTCCCGAGATGGGACGGTCAATGCGTATCAGGGAAACCTCGGCCCCATCGATCTATTCATCCTGGTTCCTAACGATCGAGGAACGAAGGAAGAAAAGGATATCCGGAAGAGAGGACAGGAACGAGTGCTCAACGCATCGGGGGTTCTACGATGAGAGACTGCTCCAAGTTTGCGATGGATGCCTACTACGGACGACACTTCAATCAGTGGATCGAGAAGATATGGCCCCTGATCCGTCATACCGTCCCGCCCGAGCTTCGCTACCGTACACTCACGGCCATGCGTGCCAAGCTCCAAGAGGCCAGCCGGATAGCAGATGGGCAAGGCATATCGGACGCGAGTCTCGCCAAGGTAGTTATCAATGACACAACCCATCCGAGTCAAGCCAGTTCCTTCCTGTCCCGAGTGCGAAGAGCCTATGGTACTTCGCTATCCAAGGCCAAGAGATTCATGGCCCGCATTCTGGGGATGCTCCGACTACCCAAGGTGTAGGGGGTCGCGCAAGATACTCCCTAATGGAGAGCCGGAAGATGATGAAGACGATGCACAGATCGGCGAGATATGGGAGACCTAACCATGCCAGTTGAAATCGAAAGCGATGAGGGCGAGATTACCCGATCCGTCTCTGGGCTCTGGTCGCTCGACTTAGCCTTGGCAAATCAGAAAGACATCGGCCTTCCCTTACGCGCAGCCTACATGATCTATGGCTACGAGCACACAGGGAAGTCCACCCTCTCTTACTTCCTCGCGTCAAAGGTTCGGGCGCAGGGAGAAATAGATGTGGTTGACCTAGAGGGACTAGACAAAACCTATGTCAAGAGAGTCATCGGTGCGGGGGGCTTCGATGGCAAGGTCAAGATTCTTCCAATGATCGACAAGGAAACAGGCAAGCTACGAATGGACGCCGAGATGCTCGAAGAACTTGCGGATCGGATGCTTGAGATAGAGAACTTATCGGCGGGCGTCTTCGACTCCATCTCTTCTTTCGCATCAACCCAAGAACGCGAAGGAGAATTGGGGGAGGCATTCATGGGACGGAGGGCCTTCGATCTGGGACAGTTCTATCGCCGGGTCATGCGTCCTCTTCGCGCGTCCGAGAAACCCAAGGCCCTGTTCGTTGTCAATCACAAGTTTCAGGTCATGGGAGGAATGGGCCATACCACAGCGGGCGGGCAGACCCCCCGCAATCTATCCGCTGTCATCCTGCACATCCAGCGCGATTCACTTGATGAGCTTCCGGATGGACGAAGCGTTCTCATCAGCCGGGGCGAAGTCAAGAAGCTGCGCTTCGGAGGGCCGGGTCGCACCTTCCGTTTCGCAATCGTCCCCGACGTGGGCATTCACCTGGGCCTGACTGCCATGTACGACTGCATCGAGGAGAAGCTGGCCGAACGGGGGACGACACTCAAGCTCAAGGGAAAGAGTCTGGGACGCATCAGCAAACTCTTCGAGTCCGCAGTAGAGGGGAAGGAATCCACCTTCGAGCCATTCCTTGAGGTACTAGCCAAACACACGAAAGGACTGATCCAATGCCGAGACGAAAAGGAACCGTCATCCACACCCAAGAAAAGTACCTCTCGCAGTCGGGGATCGCGACGTACTTCGCGTGCCCGCGCAAGTTCCTCTTCTACCAAAGGATGAGGCCGAAAGAACTTCCCTCCTACTTGAGGGTAGGCAAGGACGTTCACGCGATCCTAGAAGGGAAGCGAGTTAGGTCTCAGAATGTCCAAGTTGACCTGCATGTTGTCCGGCTGTTGGAGTTCTGGAAGTTGCATGGGTTCCGACTGGCGGGGACGAAGGCCAAGGCGATCGAAGTCCTACAAGAAGTCCCAATAGGGAAGGACATTCGTATTGTCCGCAAGCTCGACCGACTTGCCATTGATGAAGAGGGGACGCCCGTCTTGGTGGATTGGAAGACCGCATCTTCGCAGTGGGAGTCCTTGATCGGGCATTCAGATATTGTCCCAAAATCCTTGACCTTCCAAACAGCGTGCTATCTGATACCACCCGAAGATATTGCCCCCTACAAGAAGGCATGGCCCACCGAACTAGACTTCATCGTATCAACCCACGAGTCTATGCACGCCCGCTGCTACTCGACCTGGAGGGACAGGCAGGCGGAGAAGGAATTCATCGAAGCGGCCCAGGTCGTCGCCAAGGCCAAGACCTTCCCGCGCATCCGGGGGTGGAATTGCAAGTGGTGTATCTACGCCAGCGCGTGCTACGAGACGAAGGACTGGCAGGACGAGTACCTCATCAACATGGACGATCGGGGAGTTCCAGAAGCTTACGGAGATGACGAATGACCAGAGAAATGACTGTTGAAGAAGAGACCGAAGTCATCGATATGCTCAACGCAGCGATAAAATTCAGCGAGGGGGTGACACTCTACAATGTCGAAGGAGCCTTGTGTATGGAGGTTCAGACGAAAGGAGGCAACTACGTTCTGAGTGGAGACTGCCTGTTTACTGTCCTGAAGCAGTACCACATCCGCCGCACCAATCACGCGCTCTATGGAGACTGACATGCCAGAGGAAACGCACACCTACCATCACTATGATCCGCCCGTCCCGAAGGTCTACGTCAAGGTCGTCCGCAATACCAAGGGCTTCAACGTCGAGGCTGCGGTCTCCGACTGCACCAATGTTGGGCAGGCCATGGGCTTGCTGGATGACGCCATGAAAGAACTGCAGCGTCACTACCCACTGGAGTAGCATGGACATCACCAAATTCCAAATCAATGTAGATCAAGTGGAGCCTGCCGTGGGGATCGAGCAATGGGCCAAGGCCCACATGCTCACTCTGAACTTCCCGGAAGACACCCCGACGTTCATGGGGATTGACCCAGGCTCCAGCTTCGGGGTCGCGGTCATCTACCACGGGTCGCTCGGTCTGTTCTGGGGCGATCTCCTTGGGGATGATGAAGTGGACAGGATGTTCGAGGCATCCCAGGTCTCCCTCTACTACAAGGATGTCTTCAATCCAAAGCTGACCGTCGTCGAAGGCCCGGCCCCAAAGTTCGCGTATAGGCAGGCATTCTTGGGTCACATGCGGGCAGGGTTCATCATTGGCGCGATGCCGAACGTCCTGATGCTGCCCCCCTCCACAGTCCGTATGCTCGGCTTCGGGCATGGAAACGAGTCGGGCTTGAATCTATGGCCGAGGGTCAATGAGAATGCGATCGCCGCGCTTGGGTGTGCTCTCGCTGCAATGAAGAAGGCTCCCGTTTAGGGAGCCTTCAGTTTGTAGGTAAATGCGTAGGACGTGTAACCGATATTGCTGATGAATGGAATCCTGTCTCCTACCTCGATCTCTCCATTCCTAAGCAACTCATCCAGTGAGTTTTTGATTGTCGTTCGAGAGAATCCGGTAATCATCCACAAGTCTCGCGAGAGTACGGCATCACGGCCCAGGCGACTCAGTTCCTTCATTACCATCAGGACTATCGCTCTGGCCGTCGCCTTCTGATTCTCCTTCTCCGCCTGCCCCAAGAACTTCTTCACTTGATCGAATAGCGCTTGATCGTCCATTCTCCTCCTCTACCTTCGTTGATTCGATATACACTACCTCATGGCTGCGGAAGTCTACCGACCGCAGAAGCTCGTGTGTCCAGACATGACGACCATCTTGGATTTCCCAGACCAGCATCCCGATGTCTGTCCACTCCGGGCTCTGCACAGTCTTCCGTCCGTAGTCGTCGATCAAGCAGTAGCTTGGAACGATGAACCCAGATGTTCGGTAGGTCTGGTGTTCAACTCTCATACACACCACTTCGGGGACGTACTGATGTCGGTGCGCCCGAGCAACAATATCCGGAGGTATCTTGCCCGTCATGAGCGCGTCCATCATGAGCGTCCGGATGTAGAGGCGAAGCTCGTTGCCCCGTAGCCATGCCCTCCGTCCCGGCGGGGGGCCGTGGTGGGCGAGGTTGAGGACGATCCCATCGACATCCAGGATGTCATGGTAGGACACGGCGATATCGAGATCGGGCCTGCGCCTTGAGAGATCATACGCTAGGCCCATCGTCACAGAGGCCCAACGCTCCTCATGTATCTCAGTACCCGCGAGGAAGCGCATCCATTTCACATTTGGGATTTCCAGCCACGGGAGGAAATTCCACTCAGCAATCTGACGTTGGAAGGATGGAATAGTGGTAAGGGTCTGCCCCTTTCCAAGCAGGAGTCCCTGAGACGGGTCTCCCATGTGGATCATGAAGATCGGATCGCCGCCAGCGATGTCCTTCAGCGCGGCGATGTCACTGGAATACCACTCGAACATCTTTCGGTTTGCTGGAGTCGGCTCGGGGACAGGCACAGGGGGTACGCCCATCATCGGCAGGGGTGGCTCGAATTCTGTATTGGGATTGAACAGGCCGAGGGGATGGTTGCCATGCGTATCCGAGAGAGCCGCTACAAGGGTTCGTCTCATTAGATACCTCAGTTCAGAAGGGGGTGCGGTATATATACCGCACCCCCGCTGGACTTGAAAGTAACGGTTACTTTGGGCTCAGGCCCTTGTAGGAGTAGTGGATGCCCATCGCGCTCAAGACCATCCCGATCAGACCTACGATCGTAAAGACAATCTGTGCGACATTGGGAGGCAGCAAACCAACGATCTGCTGCAAGAAGAACATGATCGTCGCGACAAAGATCGCAACGATCATGGACGCCCATCTACTAAAGTCCTTACTAAACAGCTTGGCGAGGGCCTTCAATCCTTGGGTCACAAGGAACGTCACGATGCCCACGACTAGGAATTGCAGAATCACAAATACTTCAGCAGGTAACTCGGTCATTTCGTTCTCCCTTTCTTGGCGGGTACAACAACGGGTATAACGTCCATCGAGTTCAACTGTGCGACGAGCTTATCTACGATCCCCTTCAGTTCCTTACGCGCATCCGAAGCCTCCTTCTCATCCTGGCGGAGTACGCGATTCTCTTCCGCAAGTTTGAGGTTCTCCACCGTCAGTCGTGCGACATCGAGTTTCAATGTATTGACTTCTTGTTCAAGGCGGGAGCGGATTTCTCTTTCGCGATCCAGTTCGCATTTCATCTGGGTAATACTGGATTGCATCGGGCCGATGCTATCCTCTGCTGCTTTGGCGAAGGCTTGAGCCGCTGTCCCAAAATCCATGGCCCGTTGAGAACGCAGGCGGGATATGGAAATGAGGGCAACGACCAGACCCGCGATCCCGGTCAGGAGCCCACCACTTGCAAGCGCGAGTAGGATGCTCAGATTCATGGGCTATCCTTCCATCAGGTCGAGCGAGACGCCGCCCGGAATCCCTGGTACATGGAAGCCTTCATTGACCTGCCTGATCCAATACTGCTTCCAGGGCAAGGGAATGATGGGCTTGGGCGTCGGGTTGTAGTCCGCGAGATACAACAGGTGCTCGGCCATCCACAAGGGAACTGGCCCGTAGTTCGCGACGGCCCAATTCAGCCAACCCCGTCCAGTGTAGATGGCAGGTTTGAGTCCGCGCTTGGCTTCCTCGGCCTTCAACCACTCATGGATGACATCCCATAGCTTGAGCCCAGCGACGAAGGTCTTCTCTTCGAGATCAAGCAGGGAGGGAAGGGTTGGGGGCTTGAACATGGCCGCATCGAAGATGGAGAATTGATAGTCCCACTTCAGAGTCGTGCGCCAGAAGTGATAGGCCCCGGCCTTGAAGAGACTCAGGACATGCTCCCACTCGTAGATGAAGAAGGGATCGATCTTGCCGTAGTTGTAATTCGCGTGCGAGATGTCGAAGCCATCACTGGCCTTGAGATAGATGAACTCGTAGCCCAGCCGCTTGATCTCCAACCACCCGATCGGCAAGCCACGCGCATCGTAGGCCCAATGGCTTATGTCCAGACCCCTGCGTGCCATAGCTACTCCTTTGGCTTGTCCTCTTCCTTGTGCGCCAAGTAGTCATCGAGCTTGGTAACGGGCTGCGACAACTGCGGAGGAACCTTCTGCTCCTTGAACTTGGCGTCGATGTGATCTCGAATCCAATCGACCTCGATTTTGGTCAACTCGAATGGCTCGGCATCCCCCTCTTCCCCGCGCTTCCATGACGGAACCTCCCCCAGCTTGAGCTTTTCATCAAGGGAGGAGATGATCCGGGCGTCAGTTCGATTGACTCCCGGAAGCTGGCCGATGAGCCAGCCGATGACGAAACGATCTGCCGCATCCAAATGGTACATCTTGGGTCTCCAATCTGCGAAGAAATCTCCGTGCTTGCTCATGCTCATCAGTATACAACGAAAGGCGAATTAGGTGTTGGATACTCCAGATATCTTCTTGGCCGTCGCGATCGTTACCCCGCTGAACTTCTTGATGCTGGCCTGATCTACACCAGAAGCCTTCTTGACCTGCGATACGACTCCCGGCTTGAGAGAGACCCCAGCGATGCCCTTGCTGACGCTTGTCGTCCAACTCCATGACATCGTGACAGTTGCCGCCCCCGCCTCATAAGAGGATGAGAGATCAAACCAGGATGTCACCTGCGTCGTACCCAATTGGGTCTGACCCGCCCCTACTGTCAGTCCCGTACCACCTACTTTTCCGAGCAGGTCTATCACGACCTGACCTGCTGCGCTGCCTACATCCACGCTGGCAGACGTGCCACTGGCAGGCCCATTAGATGCGGGCGTTCCAAAGAGATTTGCCTCAGATGAAGAATCAACCCCCCTGGCCTCAAAGACGATCGCTGCAACCGATGAGTTGTTGGAACTGTTCGCCATATTGACGACCAGATTTTTTCCCGATAGCGCTCCGGGATTGCGCAAGTAGTAGAGGTTTAGCTCCCCCTCATCTCCAGCCCCGCTCGTGTAGAAGATTCTCTGAAATGCACTCAGCAGAGTTAGGGCCGTCCCATCGAAAGAGACGCCAATGGGCGTAGGATCAACATAGCCTTGCATCCTGGCCCCGACCAAAGCGATGATAGCGTGGAGGGATGAGTCAACAGTCGTAGCAACTACTGTCAGGTCAATGTCGCCTCCACTTGATGTGCTGCGACCGCCCTGGTAAACCGTCCCAAAGGAGATTGCCATTAGGTGTGCTCCACCTGGACGAGGTTCGGCATGAAGATCATCCGGTCGGCATGGGTCGCCACGCCGAGAATCTGAATGACATCATCCGTACCCGAGGGCGCAGTCTGGGTCAGCGTATTGCCTGTCGTCCCTGTGGTACTCAGGTAGATCAGCCCGCCGACCGTCCAAGCCCAGGTGTCGTCGCGTGCGATCCCGAACATCAGGAAGTCTCCGGACGAGTGGGCCGAGAGGGTTCCGAGGGCCATGCCTACGGCGCTGGATGTCGCGATCGCATCCGCATCGGCCAGGGCCATCTCTCCGTCTGAGTTCAGGTAGCAGGCATCCCCGAAGTTGACCGCATCGTGGTTGGTGAAGGCCAGGACTTTGCCGCTGGATAGATGGTCGGCCCCAGGAGAGACCGTGAACTTAGCATTCTTGGCGAAGAGGACATTCTGATCCGCTTGGAAGCGGACGACTTCAGTTAGGGTCGTGGAGCCACCCGTCGGAACGGTCGAGATCATAACGTAGCTGCCCGCATAACCGGAGGCCCAATTCTCCCCAGCAAAAGCATCCAGGACTGCGCCGGAGTAGGCCGTTCCTGAGACTCCGGTCGCGACGAAGTTGATCCGCCCGATCCGCTCTCCTGACAGCGGAATGTCGAGATTGCGCATGACGATATTGGCGGACGCGGAGGACGAGATATTCCCGGTGTAGACGGACTGGAGACCATAGCCGCTCGTTTGATTCTCAAACCAGCCCGCAAAGCCGCTGGCCTTTGCGGTGACATGGAACTTGGCATCATAAGTCGGGCCGGGGGTTACTCCATTGCCGCCGACCTGCCCGCCCACTACGCCAATGCTGACTTCATCACGACCTGCATCCGCATAGAGTAGGTTTACATCCGTATCGCCCATGATCCGCGTATCAACATCCACGCCAGCCGGATTGATTACGAAGAGAGTCGCTCCGACACTGAGCCTTCTATTGTCGGGGAGACTGCCCCCAGCATAAAATGTAATGGCCTGGTCAGTCCCATCAGAAGCGAGAATGAGTTTCGTCTGTGATGAACTTGAATGCCACGTCTCCAGTGAGATATACTCGTTGTTGGATGAGCTTGCCATCGCAGCGATAAAAATTGAGCAATCCGCACTCAGTCCACCCATGTCGGCGGCGCACACAATTCCGATGGACTGATACCCAGCGGAAGAAGTTCCATAGAGGGCGAACTGCTCCCCAATGAAGTAGGGATTCTCGAAGGTAATGGCGCAGTTGGAGCTAAAGCCTACGGAGTCAGCGCTGATGTGAATGCCACTCGCGTCGATACGAACATTCCCACCCCCCGCGTATAACTTTCCATCCAATGCCGAGATGCCCACTTGCATGACATCATTCTCGACCCCGACGAGGTTCCACTGGTCGCCAGCGTAGGTAAAGGCTGGGTAGCCCATGCGCATTCCGGAGAATCCCTGACCGGGGGCCTTCTGGTTTCCGGATCGGAACTCGCCCGCCATGATGAGACCGAGGTTGACATCGATATCCGACAGGCCATTGATGACAATGACTTGGGTCGCGGCAAGGCGAATCGAATTGGGAAGGCCGTCCACCTTCTCTTCGATACGGATCAGCGTATCGCGAATGACTTCAAGCGTCTCAGCCATTAGAGTATCGCACCTTGCAGGTCAGTAACTTTCGCTTCGATTCGTACAACCCGATCGACAAGTTCCAGCAGCAGGGGGTCTTGGACTTCATGAGGGCCGAATGCGCCCCCACCCCCGCCCTTCGGCCCGAGAGAAAAAATCTTCCGGTTGACTTCATCCGTTTGGTACGCATCTGCTAAGGCGCTTACCTCGATGTCGTAGACTGTGTAGCCCATCTCTTCGAGGGCCATGAGTTGCTCTTCGTCCTTGCGGAAGCGCAGGAAGTCGGAGTGGGTCGGGCCTTGGACTCTGATGATGATCTTCATCCACTCGAAGATGAAGTCGGCGACGATGCCTCCGAACTCCAGACGCCCCCCATCCAAGCTCGATTGGAAATCGAAGTCATCGATCGGGGAGAAGTTGAGGATGTCGGTCAGGTACTTGTATTCGATCCGCTCGGGCAGCGTCCCGCGTACTTGGTCATGGGGGACGGCCCGCGCCTCGTTCGGGTCTTCGCCCACTCGATCGCGCTTCGGCCCTCGACGATGGATAAGCATCCACCAAGGTTCAGGCTGGTAGATCAATCTACGCAGGAGCGCCGACGCCCGAACCTTGACGGGCCGGGCGGGAGCCTGCGGAATTTTGAGTCGGGTCTGTCGTCCGGGCTTGATCCACCGGATACCCGTAAAGGTTGGCCGTCCGCGTGGCATTATCCCAACTCGACGAGGTTGCAGGGCAGGATCATGTCGAGTTCGGTCAAGCCCCGTTGCTCGTCACTTTGCCGCTCAACTGCAAGCTCCTGGAGCGAGGAGACATAGCAGGAATGGATGACACCCCACAGGTCTACAAAGGTAATGGGGCTCTTGCTGTTGCGGGCCGTGCGTAGTTCGTCCCGCATCTCGCGCGCGGTGCGCGGGTCGGTCTTCCCTCCGAAGTCCAGGTTCTTCCCAGCCAGGATGCGCATCGAGTAGCCGTAGAGAACCTCGGGCCGCATGATGAAGCGCAGGGTCAGGCCCTCCAGGACGGGCGTGGAGGCCGAAGAGTTCGTCGCAAGATCGGCTCTGATCTGGATGTTGTAGTATTCGATCGAACCCGACAGGTTCAGAATTGTGATTCCATCCGCGCTGACGACACCCCAGGAGACCCACGATCCTCCATCGATAGAGTAGTAGATCGTTATGGTGCGCGCCCCCACAGACAAGTTGCTGGCTTCCACGATGATCGACGGGCTCGACTTCCTGACTCGGCGGAAGCCCATGTCCAAACGAGACGAGATCAGGCTATGCGTTCCACTCGTCGGGAAGTTCGAGTAGGGGAACTCGGACAGGTCTTGGAACTGGAAGTAGTTGGTGTAGTCAGCAGTCGGGTGATCGACGTGATACCAGAGGCGGTTCCAGATGGCATCGTAATACATCGACGTAACGGTTCCACCCGCTGCGCCCCCGCTGACCAGACGCGCCAGCTTGTGCCAGCCCGTCCCATCCCAACAGAGCAGGTCTTCGGCGTAGGTTGCTTCATTCGTCCGGGCCGTCAGGTAGAGGAAGCGGCCCACCACCACGAGATTGTCGAAGCGCCCGTAGGTCACATAGGGGAAGGTATCCGAAATGCGTGGTGGAGTTATCTCGTTGTAGCGGACGCCGTTCCATTGGTTCAATTTGTCCCGGATCGGGTAGACCAAGAAGTTGTTCCAGATCGCCATCGACCGGAAGTTCGTCGATGAGATTTGATCCGAGTAGTTGATCGTCCGAGAGAAGATGTTGGCTTCGCCGCTCTGAACCCAAAGTCCATCCTGTCGGGCAACATTCAGCTTGCCCGCGAAGGAAAGCGCAGAGAGAGTCGGGATAGCTCCCGCCCCACAGTAAATCTTATCTGTATCTGCAAGTCCGCCTTCCAGGGCGCTCAGATCGTCCGATCCGTCGTAGTGTACCCTGGCCGATCCGTCCTTGCCCGCGTAGACATTGCCGCCATGGATGACAGCCCACTTGAAATCGACCGCGCTACCGTCCGCGCCTGCGTCCGTCCAATCATCTCCGGTCAAACCACCCGTACTCGACTTGCGTGGGCGCTCCCCGTCCGGGAAGGCGAAGATGTATCCGCCCGTCGAGAGCAAGCAATTGACGACACAGTTGTAGGCGACGGGCTGGAGCGCTACGGCAAGGTGCGCGTAGGCCCGCGATGTCGTCCACGACCAACTCATTGTGGTCGTGGATGCCTTGCCCGGTTCGGTTGAGCCCGCCCCTGTCACGGTGCTGGTTACTGTATTCGATGCGAGGAAGCGCTGAGTCTGCAAGGCTCCAACGGTCTCGGCATCCGCCACTCCGTAGGCTTTCGCCAGAAAATCAAGGACGATATCCCCAACCTGGCTGGCAGGAGTCTGCGATACAGACGTTCCAGCTCCGTTCGTCTTCGATGTTGCACGGAAGGGCGTCACTTGCAAGACATGGAAGTAGGAGACAGTCCCTACCACCACACCACAGGCCGAAGCCGCCATCGTTACGACGACATCATTCGCTCCCGTCTTCGGGGCCAGCTTGTACCAGACCTCGACGCGCGGGGTGACGGCTCCATGTTGATCGAGCAGCAGCAGAGCATCTCCGCCGTAGGTAATGCCGGAGACGGTATTGGTGTTGGAAATCTCGACGGAGACGACGAGTATCCCATTCGGATTGGTCGTCGTCGTATGGGAGACCGTCACCGTCCAGGGCGCACCCGAGAGGTAGGCAGTCGTCGAGGTTGCAGCATCGAAAGAGGGAGACCAGAAGTTGACTGCGGCCCAGGTCGCACCATCGTAGCGGCGGATGCCGTTCGGCCCATAGGAGAACAGGTACGCGCCGAAGGTCGTATACCCTTCCTTGACGAAGTTATCCGTCTCGGATGCAGTCGGCTGGGTAAAGAGCATGGCGACCCCAGCCTGCCGGGTATCGATCGAGCCGTCCGTATTCAGGTAGCCTTGTGGATCAGAGTACCACTCGAAGCCGAAGCCGTGCCGCCAGTCCGTTTGTAGCAAGGGCTGGTAGAGGCCAAGTTCGGAATGGATAATGCTGCCGCCCGGAGTTTGGGCGCGCGGCGAGAAGTCTACAATGTCATCGCACTTGTAGCTTGCCAGATCAATCCGGTAGAACTTGCCGTTGATCTGAACGTCGCCGCGATCGTAGCGTCCCATTTAGAGGATGCTCCTTGGAGGCGGAGGATAGGCTTTTCGTGCCGAAGCTTCATCGAAGTAGATGTAGCCCGTCCCACCCCCCGGCTTGGGTTCCGCTATCTTCTCCCCCCTGACTCTGCGCAGTATGTAGTTCACCATGTAGTCACTCAGAGACCGATCGGTGAGCAAGCGATTGATCCATCCCTGGTAGTCGGTTGGTACTTTGGGACGGGGCGGCATGAACTCCGGCCCACCCGGTCTGGTCTTCGGCCCTTGCAGCGCCTTGACCCAATCCGGCATAACCCCACCCCGAAAGGCGATCCCCGGATTCTTCAGCATGTTCTCCCACATCGCGTCGAGGGACGAGACATCCCAACCACCAAGCCCCCTGCCGATCTCTCCATGAAGTTGCGGCATTTCTGTATCGAAGCCCGTCAGGTATCCTTGCCCAAGGCCCCCCGCGTATTCCTTGGGCGGCTTCATGAGATTGCCTAGCTTCTGTTGATCTTCCCAGGTTATGCCGCCAGGGAGTTCGGGAGGTTGGTAGATTTCTGGGCCACCCGGCCATGACTCAGGAATTCCCAGGCGCTTCCTGCGCTCGGCTTCTGTTTCTACGATTCCAATTCCAGTAGGTGACATCTTAGACCTCCCCTAGAAGGGATAGTCAGGATTGTAGGAGGCTCCCCTAAAATCTGACTCCTGCCAGAGAGTTTGAGACGGCCCACGCCGCGCCCGATTCGTAAGGTACAGGCCCGCCTTCTCAATGTAGCGCTGCTCTTCCTGCAGATGGGCAGTACGGTCGAAGCGATTGTCGCCCGCCCGATACCCATGAAGGAAAGCGATCGCCCGGTACATCAGGTAGTTCGCATCGACGGCAGTCACACTCGCTTCAGTCGTCAATTCGGTCAGGACGGCTTCGTATTGGAAGCGGAAGCGCAGTCCAAGGAACGACTCCAGGGTTCCGGGGAAGAAGACCTTGGAGGGGAAATCTGGTACGTCGGGACGCATAGCGGTCAAACGAACCCACTCAACTCTTTGCTCTGCTGGATTCCATAGCGCATACTTTGAGGTCGCATCGGGGGCCGTTGCCCAATTGACCGAGACTAGGATGCGCTTGGTTGCAGCGGTCGTATCCGAGACTGTCCTGAGTTGCCCGACTCCGGTTCCTTTGTAAATGCTTATCATCCACCCATTGAACTGATCGTCTACCATCGGTAGACTTGTATCCTCTAGGTAGGTGACGGCCCCGCCCGATGCGGTGTCGCGGATGATGGAAGTGGAAGCAGGAGTTTCGACCCATACCTTGAGAAGCTGTCGGGCCGCAAACGTCAGGTCGTACTCCAATACATCTTCCCTGACGATCATGGTCTCATCTAGGGAGTAGTCTGCGAAGGCGTCCCACCCCTCGCGGATCGCCTGGTTGAGTGCGTGGCGGATGTCGTAGGCGTTCCAGCGCGAATGAATCTCGTAAAGGTTGCCAGCCGCAGGCGTTCCGGAGAAGGCGTACTCGGGGAGGATGGAGTCGGTGGATGCTACAAAGTCGGTGATTCGGCGCACGTCGCCCGCAGCGGGGCCATCCACGATGAATACCCAATCCCCATTCCAATAATCATCTGCTTGGACGAGTTTGGAGTCGAAGAGTGCGGTTGTCGTAGGCGTCCCGGTCAGGACACTATTGGTATCGAAGATGCCGAAGAACGGCATCCTGAGTTCTCGGCAGATGTCGCGCCGAAGTTGAGTCAGGGTTTTCGTAGGTTCAGCCATGCGCTATCTCCACATAGACCAAGACTGCCAAAGCCGTCAGCGCAAGTACGAGCGCTAAATTGATAAGGAACTCAACAACGTCCCACCAATCTCTCATCATCTTGTTCCTCTGCGCCGTGTTCTCATGCGCCGCCTTCGCGATCCAAACCCTCCTGCACCTGGAGCACCCGGAGTGTAGAGCCAAGGAGCGCCGAAGGCTTCCGCACTAGGGATGCTGTCCGGGGTAATGGAGAGACTGAGCAGGTTGAACGTCCCAAACGCCTCGGCACTCGTAATCCCATCAAGGACGATAGTATCGTACCCCCCTACTGCCTTTCCTCCAAACCATCCCCATTGGATTGTTAGGGCATCCATTTAGGTCGTATCCAATGACTGAATCGGCAACTGCCCAGAATCCGTAGCGATGGTCTGTGTGTATGCAGCGGTAGAGTCGTCCTCCTCATAGACTGTCAGAGTCGAGCCAGAGATCGCGACTTTGTTCATCAGTTTGCGGATAGCGTTGAGCAGGGAACGGGACGCGGGCGTTCCGACTGTGGACAGATCGCGAAGGAGAACCAACTCCGCCGCGTCAAAGCATGGAATGACGATATAGATGGAAGTGGCATCCGGCTCTGTCGCCCATGCACGATCTACTGTCGCGACCTTTCCCACTGTGTAGTCGGTAATGAGCCTTACCTGTCCGATCCCTGTGCCACCAATGACGACGACGAGTGAGCCGTTGTAGTAGTCCGCAGTAGCAGCACCCGTCAGAGTAATTGATGATGGCCCACCTGCCGACGCTGTGCCTGTATCGACGACCATGCCACTCAGCAAGCGAAGCCTGCGACCCGCAGAATTGGCCGCGTCGTGCGTTCCAGTCCCGAGGACTTCATCCCATACATCGTCGGCGATGTATTGTCCCAAGTCTTCCGGGTCTTGCGTAACGACCTGGAAGATCACATCGGTCGGATCGGCTCCGGTCGCAGTAATGTGAAGGACGAGATCGCCCAGCGTATCGGTATGATCGTAGGTCAAGGAAACAGAGTACCATCCCGATCCCCGTTCGGTCACAGAGGGGGAGATTGACCCGAACGCTGCCCCAGCCTTGCTTGCAGTAATAGCTAGAGTCAGCCCGGTCTTGCCCGACACATGATCCGATGAGTCGGTCATGAAGACCATACGATCGGTATCATTCCCGATCCAAAGTTGTCTCATTCGTTTACCACCCTGCCCCGACTGTAGGTGTTTCCACCTGCTCCGGGGGAGTAGGTTCCAGTAAACTCATTTCCGTTGTTGCCATACTCAACACCCGCCAGGACTTGTGTTGGAATAGGAACAGTCCTCGGCGCATTGATGAGATAGACCTTGCGATCAGTCGGCGCGAAGACGCGCACAGCCGCCAGTCCCATCGCCAGCCGAATGTTATTGGGAGTGGCATCAAACGCCAAGCAAGTCAACGGATACGTCTGACTAGGCACAGGTCAAGTTCCTTCTAGGAACCAGTCAAGTTCCTCACAGTCACACCGCCCCGGCTACCATCGTAGGCTTCGACCTTCCACTTCACGTTCGGGCTGTTGGATGAAACAGCGAACCCAAAGAAGCCATTGGCATCTGAGACGGTCGTAGCAAAGATCCAGGGCTGATGCGCGTCGGGCCAGTCTACTGACATAAGCCACAACTCAACTGTCATCCCAGGAAGCGGATCACCTGCACTATCGAGTGTCTGCCCCTGGACGCTATACGAGAATGCTTTCGTCCCCGCAAAGCGGATGTCGTCGTCATAGGAGAGGATTTTCATCACCGACATCCCGGTTTCTTCTCCGCCCATCATATCGCTGGGGGGCCAAAGATTGTATGGGTTTCTTGATCCTGGCGCATCCTCCTTGTCCCGGATGTCTCGTTCTGGCGGGAAGGCATAGAGAAAGTTGAGCCAACGATCAGCCCGACGAACTCCATCAGGCGTACCAACCGTACCGGAGCCAAGAATCTTCCCTGGCATTATCGATACCCTCCCTTCCCATCAGAGACGAACACCGGAGTAGCATTGTGGTATTCGCCAAGCATGGCGGTCGTCTCATGACTGTGGCAGTAGGGACATGGTTGCCGTTCTGCTTCCGCCCAGGTGCGGGTCGTCACGATGAAGAAGCGGTAGCAGGCGCAGCAAACCATGTCCCTCTCGGACGGCCCAGCAGTCTGTCGGCCCCCCGAGTGTAGCGTGGGCATCTTGTTTATGAAGATGGTTGTGCCCATTGCGGTCTACTCGTCAACGACTACATGGCAATCATATAGACTGACCGCCGCGATGTTCCAGTTGACAAGTGACCCCGAAGCCGCGATCACGATGCCGCGCGGGAAGGTCAGGAGTACGCCTGCGCCAATCGCGGCGGCAATGTTCAAGCGCCGGAAGAAGTTGAGCGGGACGGTGGGCGCAGTTCCCCAGGCCAAGGCCGTCTGCGTCAACCCGGTGCTTTCGGCAGGGTCTTCTGCAAGCACCGTCACAGGTGAGGTCGGAGTCACGCCGATAGCCTGTGGACGCCCAAGGCCGATGGGCGATTGCGTCGCCGCATTGAGCCAGATGCCCATCTCCAGCAGCCTCGGTCGGTTGGTTGCCGCCGCTCGTATCTCAAGCGATGCCGCTGTCGTTGTTGCAATGCCCGTTCGGTTTGCAAGACTGTAGATTGCCATTTCGATCCTCCAGAACTAGAGTTTCAGAATCCTGTACGCTCCACTGCTCCATTGGATCATGATATCCGTTCCTACGGGCGTAAACGGAAGGCCCGTCCCGGAGTCGATGTAGGCGATCAATGGAGAAGTCGCCGGGTCTCCGGTATCCTTGAAGAGCACAACGGCCTCGAACTCATCGCCGCTGACGCTGGTAATCAAAAGGTCGGACGCATCCAGGACGCCCGCATCCGAGTTCTTTCCCGTCAACGCGCCGGATGTCTTGACCCGCGCCCCAACAGGAACATCCGACAAGAACTCGTGGGTTGTAAGGTTCACCGTATAGTCGGCGGCATCGACCAGGACAACCTTGATCGTATCCAGCAGCCAATCGATATCGGCGTCCGCAAATTTCTTGCGGCCCAGGTCGTACATTCCAGAAGTCACATCCCCCTCCGGAAGAGAAAGTCATACAGCTTCCACCAGAGAGACTTCCAGCGACCTGTAGGTAGGTCGGTCTGGATCAGGTTTCGCTTTCCAAGCGCGATCTCCTGTTCGCGTGCAGTCTTCTGTTCCATCAGCGCAGCAATACGACGCTTCTGGCGGCGTGCTTGCTCGATCGTCACGTCATGGCGCAGGAGTTCCTTGTGCAGTTCAGGGATTTCCATGTCGTCCAAGAAGATCGGTCTCTTAGCCATGTCATCTCCTAGAGAAGAGGAATCCCTTCGACGGTTGTATCCGCATGATCGGAGGCGGGCGTTCCAACGTAGTCCAGCCCGACCAGGAACTCGCGAGGAGTCATGACATTCACATTTTCTTGGGGAGAACCGCCCGCGAGACCGCCCGGATAGAGAGCATAGCGATACGTCCCCGCCGCGCTCAGGGTTGCCGTTGCCGCCCAGAGCAGGAGGTTCGAGCCGCTTGCCAGCCGTAGATAGAGTTGAGGACGGAAGGTGGGCGTACCTGTCAGCGTCCCGACGACAACGATGAGATACAGACCATGGCCTGTCGGGTTGGAAAACACACCGCTGATACGATCCAGCGACGTTTCATCCTCGAAGGCCAGGATGACGAACGGATAAGCATTCTCTCCGAACCGGAGCGCAGCGTTCTGAGGAAGGTTTGGCATGGGGCCTCCTAGATCAGATACGCTACTTCAGCGGAGAGAGTGCAGAAGTCTGTGTCGGGAGTCCCGGTGTAGTCGAGGGTCAGCCGCCACACGCGCGGCAACGCCAGATCGACCGATTCGGTCTCCGACCCGCCCGGAATGCCTCCGGGGTAGACAGTGTAGAAAGCAGTGGTCGCGGTGGAGATGACTGCCGCTGCCGTCCACAAGGTCAGAGCCGTGGATAGATCGGCCCGAAGGGTTTGGATCGCAGGGCGATAGGTGGGAGTTCCCGTCAGCGTCCCGGTTGTTATGGCGAGGATGAATCCGCGCGCTGTGGGATTGACGATCCAATCACAATTCGCGTCAAGCTGCATCTTTGCGGAAGAGAAGACTGAGAAGGCTACGGTGTTTTCATTCCACCGCATCTGAACAGTCTTAGGTGTAACTGGCATCGTACCTCCTTAGAAGGCTCCATCGGCGGTGTGGAAGGTATCGGTTCCTGACCGATACTTCTGACTGATCTGACCCCACCGCTGCGCTAACGCGACATCTGATAGATCACCGGATAGCGCCTGTTGCCTTTCGGACAACTCTTGATGCTGTACCTGAATTTCTCGGATGCGTTCTGCTACGAGTGTTGGAACTTGCACAACCTCCCCTGGCTTGAATGACCACGCTCGGTGACGAATACGAATGACGAGCGGAACCTGCTTGGTGGCCCCATCGATGATCTCAAGAGTGTAGGGCCACATGACTTGCTCTTTCGGCATCGTTTCGACCAAGCGATCGAAAGCGATTCTGTTTACGCCCCCCTTGGCCTTCGCGTCATCGACATAGCCTCGGTACTGAGCGGACGCAGTTGCGATCAGTTTGTCCTTTCGCTCTCCCGTCAGCTTCAGCTTGTCGGCCCGCTGGATTGCATCATCGACAAATTTCGCCGGGTCAGAGTCAAACTTCTCTTCCGCCCTATCGTACCGATCCATCCTCTCTGTAAGACGCTGGATGGATTCCTGTGCTTCTGTCACGCCCTGAGCCGCTTGGCGAACCAGGGCCATGTCCCCCCGTAGAAGCGCCTGCACTTGCAGAGCAATTTCCAGAGCCTCCCGATTTGTCTTCTTTGGGAAACTGGGCTCCAGTAGCGCATCGAGCGCTGGCGATCCGGTTTCTTTCACTCCATCTTTGAGGTCTCTGTTGATGTTCTCGACGACCTCTAGCCCCCGCACGACGATCTTTCTCGTCCTCCCCATCCCAGCCTCCTTCGTTCGGAGGGCCGGGCTTTCTCCCCGGCCCTCCATTGAAAGTAACGGTTACTTAGGGCTGCTGGAGAATGTCGTAGAAGCGAACAGCAATCCAGAAGTACGCCCCACCAGCCGTCAGAGACGAGCCACCGATTGTCACGATCAGGTCAGCCCCCGTCGCATAGTCATAGAACACGGGGCCGGGAGTGGCCTTGACGTAGAAGCCAGCCGTGGTCGTGGTGATGTCGGTCGTCGCCATGTGACGGCCCGTTGTACCGGACACCCCCAGCGAAAGCACCGGAGATGTTCCAGTCCAAAGAGGGTTGATCTCACAAGCGCACGCGACAACGACGCAGCCTGACGGAATGCGGAAGATCGTTACTGGAGACGTATCGGTGTAGAGAATCTTGTCCGACTTGTACCAGTATTGCGCCGCCTTCAGGTAGTTCGAGACATCCTTGCCGAGCGCCTGCACCGGACGGAAGACAGGAGTGATGATAGTAGCCATCTATCCTCCTTATTCCTGCATCAGAGAGTAGATCACCCACACGTTCAGCGTCCCCGCAAGGGGCGTCGCGCCTGCAACCGTGGCATCGATCGTATCCGCCGCAGCGTAATACTTGCCGTTGGCGCAGAGTTCAGCCGCCGTCTCCGAGTCCACCATCACACCCGTTGTCACAGCGGTCTGCGGAGCGATGTCGGCGGACGCCATAAAGCACGCTGCCGAAACGCCATCGCCGATGGTGATGGTCACAGAAGCCGTCCACGCGACACCAACCGAGGTCAAGACCTTATGAACCAAGGTCATTGCGGGAAGGCCGAACAGTTCGTACACGTTGCCGTTGACGGAAAGCTGCGTGTAGTCGAACAGTTTGTGGGCCACTAGCTGCGGAGCGGGGAGGCCCATCGAGCGGATGAACTCCCCTTCCTTCGGCAGGGCCATCTTGTACGTTGAAACGATAGCCATTTCCTTTTCTCCTTGCTAAGTGAGAGAGGGGGCCAGGGTTCGGCCCCCTGTTCTACTCAGCATCCTTAGTCGTCACTGAAGACGTTGGTGTGTTCGCACGAGCGAATCCACAGGGCATTCGTCATGCCCATGCCGAGGGACGCCTTCCACGCAACACTGCCGCGCTGGTTCAGTGGATCATCCCCGAAGCCCAATGGCTTCATGATGAGTTCCACAGGTGACGCGCGCTTGCCTGCGGCCCCGGTCATGTTTCCATAACCAGGCCCCATATTGTCCACCATCTCAGGGGTAATCCCCACCATGCCGACGTAGCCATAGGCTTCGCGGGCGATGAACAGGAGATCATAGACATCAGTCGTTCCGCCCACCCCCGTATCTGCGTACTTACGGGAGTTGGAAGAAACGAAGATGTCGCAGCGGAGCAGCGATCCCACCCGGTAGGTGCGGATAGCTGGTGACGTTCGCTCTGCTTCCTGAAGGAACAGGTTGACGAACACGGGGTCTTGCATCAGGGTTGCGAAGGTGTGCGGGTGCATGATGACGGCGAAGTTGTCACCCGAGATGGGCATGGCGTTCTCGCCCTCTAGGGCCGCGATCTGCTTTACGAAGTCCGCATAGGTGATGTCGTGCTGCGGGCTGTCGAGGTTGCCGCGTGCCGTCTGGTTCGCCGAGTAGTCCTTTGTCGCGCCTGCGGTGATGGTATCGCGAATGAGGGTGTCGATCGACACGCCGCATTGCTCACCGAGGATGCCCGCGATCTCGGACACGATCGGATCGAAGGTGGTCATATCGAGTTCATCGGTATAACCAATCCACGCACCGTAGAACAGCGGGGTGATCGTAACCTTGGAGGCGGTCGGGACGGCCTGTTCTGCCGGGGTCGTGCCTTCGGTCAGGGCCGTAGTCATCGCGCTCAAGGAACCGTACTTGCGGAGTTCGTATGCGCCCATCTTGTTCAGGCGCGCAACCATCCCGAACTTGCCATGCGGCAGTCTAGGGACGGCGCGGGTCAAAAGACGGCGCTCGTACTGCGTCTTGACGGCATCAGGGAGAGCCGTCTGAGTCAGGTTAGCCATTGCCTATACCTCCCCGAACCCCCCGACTCTCCCTGAGAAAGGAGCGTTAGGTCGGAGGTTTCGGAAGAACGCTCGGGTCGAGGAGTCCCTGCTCGATGAGCGAGTAGATAGCCTCGTCCGAACCGTATCGTTTCCGAAGGCTTTCCCAATCCATTCCAGAGGCAGGCGAACCTGTCGAAGACACCACAGGAGGAGCAGCAGGAGGTTCCTTGGGCGCGGCAGGCGAAGTACCACTTGCGTTCTCGGCCTTGGATTTCAAGTCCTCAAACCTCGTCCAGAGAGCGGCCCACACGCTTGAGGCCAACTCCTCTAGCCCCTGATCCAGGATCAACATATCTTTTGGAATGCCGTACTGCGCAGCCGTCGATATGTAGTCTTCCCGGATCGCTCGTTCCTGTAGTTGGATAGAGAGTTGCTGATTCTCCCGAGCTAACCGTTGGTTATCTTCCGTAGCCTGGGTTGCCTGGAAGGTTCTCAGTTCCTCTTCCGTCATGTTGGCGGTCTGGAAGCGGCGCAAGTTATCTTGGTACTCTGTCTCTCGCTGCTTCCACTCGCTCTCCCTTTGACGCCACTCATTCTGTGCGCGGTCATAGGAAGACTTCAGCTTGTTGATATCCGCCTGTGTCTTTCTCAGTTCGGCCTGCAAATCCCCACCACCGCTCGGAGCCGCTGGGGGCGTCCCACTTGCCGGAGTCGCGGCAGGAGTTGTCTCCTGCGGCTTCACGGCTGGAACCCCGCCGCTCCCTGGCGTCCCTTGTTCAGGAACCACAGGGGCTTTCGGCTCCGGAGTTGAAGGATCAATTCCGGGCATCGTTCCCTCCTGTATGAATTGTCTATCCATTATAGGTCGGAAGTAATGGCGATGTCAAACTTACGACCCCGTAAACTGTTGAAGCGCTCCCGACCATTCTGGGTGAAGCTGTGCAAGACGTGACAGATATTCTAGCTCGTAAGCCGTCAGCGGAACCTCCTCTGTGATGTGAGTCAGAATCTCCTGCGGAATGCTCTGGATCAACTCCGGAGGCAGCGCATTCAGCGGCCTCTTGCTACCGACCTTCGAGGGGGTCGCAGCCAACTCCATCGCATTCATTGTCGAGCGACGACCCATAGGAAGGAAGGGAGTTGCAGCCGCCGCCGTACCTCCGCCTCCACTCGTGCCACCACCCCGGCCCCGACCGCCACCACCGCCCGTAGAATATCCGGTCGATGCGGAGGTCGCGACGTAGTACGCTTTCCAGATCGGATTCCCTGCGGCCCAGGCATCCCGCATGTCGTAGTATTTCTGAATGCGTGGGTGCGTCCGCTTGTATTTGCGCTTCTCAAAGGAGGAGAGCGAGATGTAGTAAACATATTCGGCCCAGAATCCAGGCCCCAGATCGCGATCGACATTCGACCGGAATTGCTTGTTCAGGGCCTCCGCCGTCACCTGCAATTGAAGCTCCTGGAGCGAGGGGGCACGAAGCTTGAGCGTTACCGCGATCTTCAGCATCCGGGCGAGGAAGGCCGAGCGATCCTTCGGATCAGACCACGCGCCGCCCGCCCCAAGCAGAATGTCGAAGTCGCCATCATCCCCACCCAGCTTGCGGTTCTCTTCCATCATGGCGCTGCGCTGCGTTCCGGGCGCGGCCCATCCGTAGACCGTATAGATGGATTCAAGTTCCTTGTCGGCCTGGGTCTTGGGGGCCAGCCGCTCATCCACACTCTCGACACCCCGGCCCTCTGCCGCCGTGGAGATTTCTCCGGGCGTCCAGCGCCCAGGGAACTGCTCCGATACCCACTGCGCGATCTGGGATGGAGTCGGCTCTGGATGGCTCTTCTTCCATAGCTCCTTCGCCAACTCCAACTCCTTGCCCGACTTGTCCTTGATTGCATCCCAATAGGTATCGTAGTAGTTTCGGGCGTAGACCCGATCCATCGCAGTATAGAGGGTCGCGGTCTCATCGCGCCACTTATCGATGACCTCGATTGTCGTTTCCTTGAGGAGATTCGCGACGAAGGTCGGAATATCGATCGTTGGGGCCTCGCCTCCCTCTAATCGGAAAGCCATGCCCTCCCGGATGTCGATCTCCATCTGGTTCTGGAAGTTGCTCCGCAGCGAATCGGCCAGCATAGGCAATTCCTTGATCCACTGCTGGAACCGAACTTGATAGTCCGTATAGCTCTCGCCTTCATCCCGCTTCCATCCGGGCCGTGTCTCCCAGATGATGCGCAGCCAGTTGTCCCTGTAGTGGCCCGTAATGCCGGAGATCGGCTTGTACCCGATCATCCATTCTGTCCGCGCCATCGGGAACATCTTGTCGGCCTCTATCCGCCACGCGAAGTAGTCTTCCCAAGTCTTCTTTTTGAGGGGCGAGTCCGTACCGATCGGTAGCTCATGGAGCTTTTGGTCACGGATGTATTGGTCAGTCGCCAAGAGATCGTAGCGGGCGCGAGTCTGAAGATCGGACTCGATAGAGACTGCCAGCAGATCGCGCCGCTGTATTCCCTGAGCCGACTTCTCAGTTTCCGGAACCTTGACGAAGCGAATGGAGTTGTAGAGATTGTAGATCAGACCCTCGGGAGTTCCATACCGCTGATCCGTGTAGTTCTTGTAGAGTTGCTCAGGGTCTCCTTCCAGACCCATCACCTTCGCCCCAACGAAGCTGTTGATGTTGTCGCGTAGCATATTCAATTCAGAACGCAGGCGCAGCATCTCGGCATCGGCATCGCTGAAGCGACGGCCATAGAACCCGGTAAAGAAGCCGACCGTCTTGGTGTAATACTCTTGAAGCTCGAAGTTGCGCTTGTAGGTCTGCCAGATCGGGACGGACTCGCGATCGGTCGTACCAATCGCGCTCTCGGCCTGAGAGACCAGCGCGATCTTCTCTGGCTCCGTCAGGCCCCCGTTCTGGAGTTTGTCCAAGATGTCCGTCAGCATGTAGCGCTCGATCAGGTAATCACGCCACGGAACCTCGGGCGAGACATTGCTGCGGATGACGGGATTATCCAACAGGTTCAACTTCTCCAAGAGTGAGTCGCGCCACCACTTCGGGATGAGTTCAAGCTCAGAGAAGAGAGCGAAGGCGCTGTATTGATTCGTCACGTCATCGCCCCCCGCGATCTGCAGGGCGATGGAGACCCACGGCCCGACGCTGACACCCCAATACTGGCCGTACTCCTGGAGATAGGCATAGACCTTGGCGATGACGGGCAGTTCCTCGTCCACGTCATCGTACTTGCGGCTGACACGCGGGAAGATGTAGCGGCCCGACCACGGTGCGATCGGATTGAACCAGATGCCCGTATCGCCCAGCGGGTAGCACCCTTCGAGCGACGAGAGGGGCAGGCCATCCGAATCTACGAAGCCGTGCTTTATGGCAAGGCGCTGCGAATTCTGAATGTATTTGTAATACATGGCGAAGATCGTCGGGTGCGCAAGCGTCTGTTCAATCCAGAAGGGGATCGAGCGCGACGGGAACATCCAGAAGGGAATGACCTTGCGCATGATCGCATCGAAGTTGTTGTAGTCGCTGTAGTCCAACATGGCATGGTTCGTCTCGGGCAGCGCCCCCTTGATGGCTTTCTCCGCGCTCCCATAGATCGACGCATCCATGACATCGTACTTCGATTGGACGATGCTCTGAATCTGATTCTTTAGGATGTTGGCTTGGTCGATCGGCAGGCCCTTGACGAAGACATCGCCCGCTTCGGACTGACCCATGATCCAATCGCGCCAGTTTGTCATCATCGCTTCGGCCTGTTGGCCGCGCGCAGTAATGGCCTGACCCGAGCGGAACCACTGCGTCAGTCCCTCCGGCAAGTCCCACTCCGGGACGAAGGTCGGATGCAGGACGCGCAACTCGGCGATGGCATCGCGGATATTCGCTGGCGTCCGACGCGCGAGGTCAGCGTTGACCACGCCCATGAAACTCTCCGCCTCGCGCTTGAGGGCCTGCATCGCATCGATGAGCGGCGAGGCTTCGCGTTCTCCCCACGGCCCCTGACGCAGCATCCGGATCGTATCCTCAATGAAGGCCATGAAGGTCGCCCGATCGTTGGCGACTTCACCCCACTCATCCACCAGAGAGCGTCCACGATAGGTGGCCGGGTTGCGCGAGAAAGCCGTCCACGCTGCGGCCTGCTGTTCGCGAATCTCCCGCTCGACAACGACATCCAGAAGCTCGGCTTGGTGAATTCCGTATCGTGAGTAAAATTCCTCATCAGCCTGAGCAATCAGGTCTTCGGGGAATCCCATCATGCGCATGATCTCTGGGCTCGGGGAGCGGAAGGGAAGCGTTCCGACATTTGTCCCGCTGTAGATTCCGTCCGACAGCGCACCACGCACGCGGCTGACGATCTGCGCAGGAGGCTTGCGCATTCCGGGCGGAAGTTCGCCCTTCTCGATCAGAACCAGAGCGTTCAGGACATCCTCACGCTTCGAGCGCGAATTAGGAAGCGCCCTGAACCACTCTGGCTCTGCTCCCTCCGACATCGCCATGACTTCCTGGCGCATGGCTTCGATCTCATCCAACGTGGCCCGACGCATTCGCGGGTCTTGGAGCTTGGTGACGGGCTCGGAGATTGCGTCCCAAAGCCTCTGGTTCGCCGAAGTAACGGTTGCTTCGTAATCAAGTTCGGCCTCGATCGTATGGACGATCTCCATGTCGTCGGGCGTCAGGGGGACATACCAACGGTCGTCGAGCTTGACCGCATCGATGGGAACTTCCGGCCCCTGGTTCAGAGACAGCTTGAGCATGGGATTGGTCGGATGAAGCTCGACCCCCTGCTCGAACATGCGGGACGCGATCCGATCCTGGCGGCGCAGAAGGGTATCCGCCTCCTCCGGAATGTCCGCGAACATGCGGCCATAGGCCCGGCGAACCTGATCGGTCAAGTCCACGTCCAACGCGCCGCCACGCATGATGGTCTTGTAGATGTCACGCAGGAAGGAACGGATGCGCTGGAAGACAGAAAGAAGTTCTGGCGTGGGAGGGATGCCCTCACGCATGAAGACCTCGAAGCCTCGCGCGAACTTCTCGCGGGCCTCACCCGTCCACTCGCCACCCACCACACCCGCCCAGCGCTCGAAGATTTCCAGGTCGCGCTTGGCGAGAGGGTTGATCGTCGCTTCATGAATGAGCGACTGATGGAAGATGTGGCTCATCTCATGGCCGAGGGTCGATGCGTCCGGATTGGTCAGGTGGATCAGCATCTTGCCCGCATCCAACATTGATGCGGCCCCCTGCACAATGTCCTGGTGCAACTGGAACATCGGGTTGACTTTCTGCGCCCCGCTCCGGAGTTCACCATTGAACAGGAAACCGGTTACAGGATGGGTCATCGTCCTGCCCGTATCCGCCATGTAGACCAGCTTCATGTCTCCAGGATCGAGCCCATACTGCTTGACAAGATCGCGGACGTAGGCGGGCATCTTCTCTCCATAGAAGGTCTCCATTCCCTTCTCCTGGACAAGACGAGCCCCACGACTCAAGTCTCCATCAACCGCGCCACGTTCTATGGCCTGAAGGATTTCGTCCGTTGCCTTGCTGTTCCCAATCCATTCATGGAAGAAATTCGGCAGGTCTTCTATGGAGATGGGAATGCGGTTGCGCGACATCTCAATGAAGGTTCCCTGCGCCGTCCAATGGACAGACCAATGAGTAGGAGGAAGGGCATAACGTCGGGCCTGATCGATACCGCGCGTCCAAGAGATTCCGTCGTACCCATTCTCCAGAGCATAGGAGAGGATGTCGCGCACCGCCATCTTGTCCCACGAAGAGAGGAAGGGCGTCGGAGCGACGGCACGCAGGAGCGTCTGCTTCTTCAGCCAAAGATCAACGTAGGCATCTGCCATAGGATCGAGTTCACTGAGAGCGTATGCAAATAGCTCCAGCCGCTCGGAGGACACGCGACCCGCATAACGGGTAGCCCGATCCGCAAGTTCTCTGTCAAATCTGCGGATGACCTCTTTCGCGTACATCCTATCGTAAATCGGAAGGTCACTTGCACGTCGAATGGACGCTCTCGCTGCGACGTATCTCCGTAGGTCTGAACCCGTACCGATTATGTCCTCGAATTCCCTTCGTATCTCTGAAGTTGCATAGGAGAGTTTCTGCTCCGCTGCCGAACTATCGACAAACTTCCTCATGTCGGTAATGGCTTCAGGACTCATGAATCCATGGGTACGCGCAGCCTGGAACATATCCGACTGGAGTTCTTCGACATTGAGAATCTTCTTGCCTGTGTCCGAAATAAAGTCCTGGAGACGGAAGTGGAACAGGACATCCGATATGCCCCAATGGGACGTACTGAAAGGAATCCGGCGATTGAGCTTCTGTATGAAGCCCCTGGCATCCCATCCGATGCGGTCGATGATTGACCGGGCCGCAATGATATCCTCTCCATACCGTTCGGAGATTGCTGCGAGGGACTCGCCAAACAGATTGTCATTCGGCTCAGCTATGTTGTCGAAGATTTCCCTCCAGAGATTCCCAATATCCCTATCGCTCATGTGAGGTAGTTGCTCACGAATCTCTCTATACATGGCTGTCTTTAGGATGTCTTCAGTCCCTCCATATACATAGAGGAATTCCTGGTAGTTCGCACCCCCCTCCAATGCGTATTGCTTCCACTTGAGATCGGAGAGTGTAACTTGATCGAGCCTGAGTTTCTGGGCCTCCGTCAACTCATATCCAGCTTCCCTCAGATTCGCCATATCATAGACGATTCTCTTAGCCGCTTCTCCTCTCTCCAACCTATAGATCGCTGGGCGGTTCCCTCGGATGAGTTCAAGCATTTCACCTGCCGAGACTCGCTCGTTCTGTTTCAGATACTCATCGAGCCCGAGAGCTTTCAATTCCTCCTTGGTAACGCCAGCGCTGCTCAATGCAGCACGAACCTTGCCCGCCGACATGCCATCGACGATCTTCCCATCTCCGATCAGCTTCTCGGAGCGACAATACCAAGACGGATTTCCATTCAGTCTCATCTGATGGGAGGGCGGAACAATCCCGCGAAGCTCCAGTAGCCCATCCTTCAGGGCTTTGTTGGTTTCCTGGACTTTCCGTGCCGCGATAGAGACCCCTTCGGGCAGTCCTTCAATGACCTCCCCATTGACGATCCGCTCGGTAATCTTGTTCGATTCCTCAATTCCGAAGTGTAGGCGCAACTCCGTCTGCAATTCCGTCATCGCATCGATGAAGTCCTGCTTGATCTTCGTCAGGTTGGCCGTCGCTTGATACCAGCGCGCGCTGTTGGACGGGGCCGAATTGGTAACACCCGCAATCCAATTCTCGTAGAACTCCTGCTTGGTGTGGCCGTAGCGCTGCGCCCATCGATCGGCATAGGCATCGGTCAGTGTCAGCCATTGCTCGGCCTCATCATCCAAGCGACCGACTGCGGCCAAGGCGGTTCGGAAATCGTCGATGCCCTTGATCGCAGAGGGCACATGCACCAGATCGTCATAGAGCATGATCGATCGCTTGCCCGTCGCCAAGTCCTTGACCATGATCCGCAATCGGCCTTCGGTATCCCGGCCAATGATCGCGACTTCCTGATAGAGATTCCGATCCTTGACGCCGTTCCCGAGCTTCATGTCCCAGATGCCCTCGGCCCTCGCGCCACGCGCAACATCAGCCGGGGACGTTCCCGTAGGCACAGTCGCCCATCCCGAAAGCCGATTTGTCCACGGCTCCTGGAAGGCAGCTTGCGCCCGTAGGTGGGGAGGAATGTTCTCTCCATAGAAGAGAGCCCGGAAGTTGTCGATCTGCTGCTGGGTCTCGTAGACGAACCGCTCATGGGTTACGGGGTGCTCGAAGACAATCTTGCGGATGTCCCCTGCCTTCGGCCCCTTGGTGTAGTAGCTCAGATCGATACCAAAGCGGCGCAGGTAATCCTCATCGGTCAGGAGGAACTTCTCGCCCCGCACCAGCTTGTCAGCTATTTCCTGAGAGAGGCGCGCATCGATGAGATCGATCTTCTTCTCGAAGGGGAAGACCAATTCCTCCCACGCGCGAGGGTTCCCACGACGGACGACTTCTCCAGTCGCGTCGATGAACGATCCAGATCGAGGGCCAATAGGAATACCCTCGATGACCCACGACATCGAGGATCGGCGCAAGCGGCTGGCCTGCCGAACCGTCGCGGCGTACTTGTCTACGATCTCTTTCTTGTTGGGGAGGCTCTCTGCATTGGCCGCGATCGCCCGGATGCGAGTCTCATACGCTTCCCGAACGTCCTCATGACCGATCCACGCACGATCCTCAAGGAAGCGGCGTCGCTCGGCAAGCTCATCTGGATCGAGAATGGACTCGGGAACATCGAGGTTGGTAGCCCGCGCGGGGCGCGCGGTCGCGGGTTCCCCGTAGATTATTCGGGGGTGGTGTTGCTCGACTTCGGAGAGGAAGGCCCGGCCTTCGGGTGACGACTCAAAGTTACGGATAATGTCTTCATAGGAGACGAGGCCACCTTCCCCGGCTCCGGCAGCGGATCGAGTATATCCGACCGTCCGGACGCGGCGAGTAGTGACTGTAGCTCGGCATGGAATCGCTTCAGATTCCAAATCTCCGGTGATTCTGTGGAGGTCATGGGCATACTCCTTATAGTTTACATCATATATTGACAGGTGGATAAAGTCAACCCCCATCCTGTCGGGGTGCATTTCAAAGCCGAAAACCTTGCCCTCCCGGATGGCGATCTGGTAGAGCTTGTCTTCCTCCGCCTGAGAGAGCGCATGGTCGAAGCGGAGGGTCAAGCTGGGCTCGATCGATTCCCCCATGGCTTCATTGACTATGCCGTAGTTCAACCCCGGCGTATCATCGACCCAATGCAGAATGACCTGCTTCTGCTTGAATTCGTCCCGCGCGACGATCGACGCACGATAGGTAATCTCGTCAATCTGAGATTCATGAACGGTCGCGCTGAAACGGATCGAGGGTTCGCGCTGCGTCAGGTCGAAGACACCAATCGTCGGCTGAACTTCCAAGTCGAGCAGGTCGGGGAAGACATTGCGCAGGTAGTCCGTCCCATGCCCGACTGCCCGAGCCCGCAGGCGCATAGCCCCCTCGATATCGCCCGCCGCCGCAAGTTCGTTCGCCCGCTTCATGATGCCATCGAACAAGACCGTCTCGGCCCCATTGACCGAGGAGATGCCGATACGGAACCCGGTAATCTGCCGATCCCCAGGCAGCGCCTCGGACGAGACGGTGCGGATGCCCTGGTTCATGGCCCGACCCCGCGAGACCGTCGCCTCCCTCGTCTTCCCGATCATGTCGTCGAAGAAGCGCCTATAGGCCAATGGCGTAAGAGGTTCTCCACGCTCCATCATGACATGCTGGAACTCCAGAAGGCGATCGCGAATCTCAGTCGCCAGGAGTTCCCGGCTGGCCGGATCAATCGGCATCCGCTCCAGGTTCGGAGGAACGACCTTCGACATCTCATAGCCGCGACCCTTCGACCGTCCCTCCACCATCTCGGTCAAGATTTCTCCCAACTGATCCGGGTTGTATTGGGACGCACTCCACGCCCGCCCGAAGAAGTCGATCGCGTCATCCGTCGCGCCAGATGCCCGCAAGTTCCGGATGACTGCAAGCTTCGCCGCCGTATCCAGACCGACGAAGTTGCGAGTAAAGACCTGATGGAACATATTCATACGGAAGGAAATCTCAAGCAGGTTGGCGTAGTCGCGCCCCACCCGAGCCCACAGACGAATAGCATCCCCCGCCGTCCGATCGATCGCCTTGCCCGAACGCTGCACGATGACCGGAAGGAATCCATTCCTGCGAACCGACTCGATGAAATCCCGGCCCGACCGTCGAGCCCCCTCCATAAAGGACTGACGCCCAAGCTTGGTCGGATACATCCGGCGATACTCTTCCCGCAAGAAAGACATCGGGCTCCCGAGCAAAGTCGGGCGGTATTCTGTATCACCCAAGATACGTTCGATGATGGACGATCCAAGCGGCACGCCCGCCTGCGCAAATTGCTCAGTCAGTTCAAGAGGAAGAACAAATCCAGCATCCCGTAGGGCCTTGTCGATGAGTTCGTTCTTGACGAGATACGTCCGTAGCAGGTCGCCCAGATTCGCCAATCCCCCCGGAGCAGCCAGGAGGTAACGCATCTGCGTATCCAGGAGGTTGATGACGTTCCAGGCTGGGCGCATAGTCAGGTTCGCCGTCGCCCACCAGCCGAAGACCTTCTGCCAGAGTCCCATCGCGGTATCGAAAGTAACGCGAAACTTCGGGTACTTCTCAAAGAGACCGAAGCGCGTCATGAACATCTCGGGGAAGGAGACATCGAACTTCAATTTTGTCCGCTCAAAGCGCCGTTTCGCATACTCTTTGCGGAACTCTTCTCCCAGCGCATTCGCGAGGTTGATGGGCTTTGCCACTTTCTCTTTGGCGGCTATCTCAGCGAGGGTTGTTATCCCCTGCTCGACAAGCGCATCTAATTCCTCCCTTGTCATGTCTGCCGTAATACGTCCGGTGCGGGTCAAGTCCTGAAGAACCTGATCTCGCATCTTCTGGTCGTTCAGGAATTTCTCCCTAAATGTCTTCGTCCATCCAGCCTCGACCGCATCCTTGACTTGATCGATCTTCCCCTCCCACTGGCTGAGCGGGATAGCTTCAAGCATGAGCTTTGCATTCTCGATTTCACGCGGGCCGATCGTACCTAGTTCTCCAAGCGCGCGGGCGGCATCAAGCTGCTCTCGTCCAATGGTTCCGGTCGGAGTTGATGCGACGACTCCCAAGTTCGCCAAGATGGTCTTGAGCGTAACCTCTCCTTCGGCTCCTTCGCCCACCTTCGTCGCTGCCGATGCCACACGCTGAATGGTATCCTCGGTGACATGGGCCATCTTGCGGATGATGGATGACTCGGCCTTCTTCCCCAAGAAATCGACCAACTTGAACCCCAGCAAGCGTGCAGTAACCGCATCGACGCCGTGGCCGACGATCTTGGCCGTCGCTCCCACAGCCTTGAAGGGGACGTTGAAGACTTCATTCAGGCCGGGGACGAACCATTGGTAGTCGAAGACAAGCTCACCTGGAAGCTCATAGGCGATATCAATGAATCTCTGCTTGATATCCTCGATCTCGTAGGGGGTAAGCTTGCGGCCCGCCTGCAATGTAAGGTCGGCGACCGCATTGAGGAATTTCTCCTTCTTCTCATAATCAATCGCCCCGGTGTAGAAGTAGTAGGGATCGCCCCAGAAGGCTCCCTTGATCTCAGCATCAATGGATTTGCGCAGATCGGCCTGGGCCATGACCAACTGATCTGCGGCCCACATCGCCCGCTCCGGCGTAACTGAACTCGGGTCGCGGTTTATCTGCTCTCCGATGGCCTCGGCATCCCGACGGGATAGCATGGCCCGAGCCATGAGAATGTCGGCCTCCTTTTTGTGGGCATCGTCCTGTGCAGTTCGGATACCCCATGCACCCATTCGGGTTCCAGGAGCGATCGTCGTCCCTATTGATTTCTTCTGAATTTCAGTAACCTCCTTCCACGATAGGTCTCCCCACATGGAAGGGTCGGGCCTTGCAATCGATCTCCAGATATCCCCAAGTCTATTCATGCTGACGAGTTCAGCATTGTATTTGTTCGCCACCTTCAGATCGCGCATCTGAGAGAAGGTCATCCACTTGAAGGGCCGTCCCTCCTTCGTCCACTCTTCCCACTCGCCGACCAACTCCAGCTTCCCCGAGTCCTTGCTATAGTCGAAGGAATGATATTGCAGATGGTAGCTGAGGACACGCCCGCTCTGGGGATCGACGGGCACGGCCCCGATCCTATCGAAGATTCCGAAGAGAGTATTGGCGATCTTACCTCCCATCCAATAGAGCCCGAACGTCCCCATGTCTTTGAGAGCCCCAATACCCTGAACAGCAAAGGGAGGGGTCATGACTAGAGCATTGACCCATTGGTTGCGCCGAGCCAAGTATCCAAGAGGCCCACCTTTCATTGGAAGGCCCCCAGTATTGATGGCATCCAAGAGCTTCGGGGCCGTAGGATGTTCTGTCCATGGGAGAATCGTGCCCGATTCATCCGTGACGTATGGAGAGTAGAAGGTACGGTTCGGTCGCTCTACTTTGGGCAGGACAATCTGCGGGCCTCCTCGCGGGCCGCGCTGAAACAAAGTAACCGCAGGACGCGGCGCACGTTCGGGCTCAGGAGCAATCCCCTTGGGGCCTCCAGTATAGATGATGGGTGCGTTGCGAGGCCCCAAGGAAATAGGCGTAATCGGGCCTGCTTCTTTCCGCTCACTAATCTCTTCGCGTCCAGCCCGAGGACGGATCAGAGCACGATTGGGCAGACCCACGCTACGAATAGGCGCAGGCCGCACCGTCGTGAGAGTTATCCGGGACGGAAGACTCAAGTGAGGCTGGACGAGCTTCTTGAAGTCTGAAGCCACCCAGAATTTGATTCGGTAGTTGCTTTTGAGAGCCATGTGTTACCCTTCGGAGCGGCTGACTCGCTTCCTTCGCGCGGGCGTACTCTTGGATGCCGGAGCCGGAGAATCCACAAGCTCCATGAGCGTGTCGTCCAAATCATCTGTCACGGCGACCACCCGACCGCCATGACTAAAGACGCTGACGATGCGACGACCCTCCGCCATGAATTGAAGCTGGGCCTCGATCTGGGCAAAGTTCCCGCCCTGAATCACTTCTACCTTGATAGTCATTGGTTCCTCCTAGAACCATTGCGTGTTTGGCGTTCCGAAGATAGTCTTGCCACCCTGCGTGCGCTGCGTGCGGTAGAGTCCACCCGCCGAGAAGAAGGGCTGCGCCAGCGCCCGCGCGATCGACCCGAAGGCCCCAAGCTGTTCACCCTCACCCTCCGAGAGCAGAGGATCAAGAGCAGAGAGAGCCTGGAGTTGCTGGCGACGTGTCTGAACATCCGATGCTCCGATCTGTCCGAAGTCGCGCAGAACCGATGCGATATCCTGTAGGTACTTGTACCCCGGCCCGTACTCCTTCGCTTCCTTTCCACTGGAAAGGATCATCTTCTGCATTGTCTCTAGCACCCGGCCCGCCCGCGCTGCCGACGTAAACTTGTTGCGTAGTTCAGTCGTCAGTTCGTTCGGCGGAGGAAGGAATTTCGTCGTCGTCGGGGAGTAACCCCCAAACGCATCCGCCATGCGCGAGACGTTCGATGCAACGGTGCGCTGATCCTCCTCCGAAAGGAAGGGGATCAGAGAGTTCATGAGCGAGATGTAGGACGACTCCGGAGTTACGGCAGAAGGCGTCAGACCCTTCCACCAGGACGGTGCGCCCTCGACCTTGTAGGTCTCTGTCCATGTAACGGGCGTCTCTCCACCACCACCGTCCCCTCCGCCACCGTCCCCACCATAATCCTGCTCGGGCTGTGGGATCAGCGACCAGTCCGTATACTTCTCGTAATACTTGCGCCGATCCGTCTCTGAGATTCCGAGGATTTCGGCTACGGCTGGAGGCAAGTAGTCTGGAAATTCTCCGGCCTGCAACGCGGCGATCTGCGCCGCCGCCTCGGGAGTCAGGTCTGTACCGAAGGGAGTCGTGTAGGCCCAGCCAGCAGGCCCCGACATATTCCGTTCGCGGATTGACAGATCACGGAAGCGCGGATCGCCCGCCCACCAACGCATCGGAGTCCTCGCCTGCTCCAACGCCTTCTTCTCTTGCGCCGCACGCTCCGCTGGGGTGTCACCAGCGTACTGACTATGTGCAGGAGGCGGAGGCAGATATTTCTTCGGCCATGCCGCAGCCAAAGCCGCCGATACAGGCATGTAGGCATTCTGCGGACGCCCGGTGGCCGTCCCCGACCCAAGAGTCTTCGGGAATGCCTTCGTCATCCCTACTGTGCTCGTAGGAAAGAAAGCGTGTGATGGACGACCCTGCGGCGTGGGAGGCGAAGTCGCCTTACGTCGGGCAGCTTCGTAAGCGTTGATAGATGTCTTCGGCCTGGGCGGAGGAGCCTTCGCCTTCGGCTTTGCCTTTGGCTTATATTTCAATGCCATGTCGTTTCGCCTCCATGACCTTGATGTATTCCTCAAGGGCATCCTGTCCGTACTTCTGACGGATTGCGTCGAACGCTCCTGGCGTCATCTGATTATAGAGCTTTAGGTCGGCATCAATGTCGCTACCGACAACCTTCTTCAGTTGCTTCGTTCCCTTCGCCACGGCTGACTTGAGTTGCTCGGAGTATTCTCCAAAGGTTCTCACTGCAAACCTCCCGTCAGCATTTGCGGATTAGGGGCCGCTCCCGTCTCTTCTGCCGACTGGCCTGGAGGCGCTTCGCCCGGAGCGATCTCTTCTCCCGTCGGGGATGCAAGACCCGTAAGCTGTTCAGGCGCATTGGGCTCAGGCGGTCGGCCCTGCTTCCCCTGAAGTAACTGTTGCTTCGCCTGCTCCAAGACAACCTTCGCGGCTTCATCTCCTCCGTCCGCGAGTTCCTTCAAGTGACCCATGATCGCGTACTGGATCATAAGCGGGCTGGTCTGAGCCATCTCCGCCAGCTTCATCTCACGATCCTCGTCCGGCTGCTCACGGCCCAGGTACTCTTCCATGATGACACGATCCGGAAGGATGCCCTTGACCTGCGTCGCCATCGCGTGCTTGCGAACCTGCTCGTTCGGGAATTCGGGCTTGACGATCGCCTTGACCGCGAACCCAGCCAGTTCATCTCCGAAGATTTGGGCCGAGAAGTCAGCGCCCCGGAAGCGCCCATGCGTCCTAACAATAGACCCTTCAGCGAAGTGGGATGTCAAGCGCAGCGCTTTCTTCGCCCAAGTTGTCCACATCAATTCGAGATGGGTGACGGGCTGCTCCAGACGAATGCGGTTCTGGTCTCCCAATTGCGAGAGTGCGTAGCCCGCGATCTGATTCGGGCCGGAGCCATACATGACATCTGAGAAGCCCGACTGCTGAACGCGCGACCGGAAGAAGTCCAAGTGCAACTGCACATCGGGCGGACTTCCGCGCCATTCAGGGAAGCCGATGTTCTCGTCCGGGTTTATCTGGATAGGTTCTCCGAATCCTGGATCGAGGTTGATCTTTCGGCCCGCCGCCGCCCGAATGACAAATGGCATTCCAGAGAAGACGTTGATCTGTCGGCTACGTCGGTTGATAGAGAACTCAACCTCCGAAATGGAAGTCTCCATCGGGCGCAGGATTCCATGACCCCAATACTCCGGCTTGCTCCCAATGGGCTTGAAGAATCCGATGGTGTAGGGCAGGTCGTATCCATCCATCTTGCGGACAGGGAAGATGAACTCATCCTCGAACAGACCTGCGTTCCAGACTTCAGGAACCCCACCAGGGTATTCCATCCACCACGCATCGATAAGGACACCCCTCGTCCCCGCCTTTGCCGTCATGTCCATTCCGACATACTTGTTCGGAAGAACGTGATAGGTCGTCTCAATTTCCAAGACGGACTTGAGTTCGGTGCGGAATTGCCACAACCATCGGCGATCCCCTCCCGGAATCAGCGTCATGAGCAAGGGATCAATGACCTGCACTCGGAGCGGAGGCTCCATGAAGGCCACGACACTCCTACTTCCTTCCTGAAGGTCGGGAACATCCACGGTCTCTCTGACCTGGCTGGCGATGTTCTGATCCCATGTCGTGTAGACGATACCACAGCCATCCCGGACGAAATTCAGAATGGTCTCATAGATGAGATCGCATTGCTCCCGCTCCATATTTACTTCGAGCACACCCGCCAGATATTTCTCGATGTGGCTGGCGTCCTTCTCTTCCGTCGAAGATGGCCTCCACCCATGAGCCTTCCAATCCAGTCGGTTGCCAAGCAAGATGCCGACCGCGAGATCGACCGTATTGGTCGGAGTCGGATCAGAGAAGCGCCGCTCCCCTGCCTTAGGCGCTTTCTGTCCGGAGTAGTGATCGAACTCGTACAGGTTTCGCCAGCGCACGATGTTCTCATGCCACTTCGAGCAGTCGTCTCTCGACTTGCGCCAGAACGCGAGAATCTCATCCTTCTGTTTCGTCGCTGCTGGAGTCGTGTCAGCCATATCAAGACCTCAGTTGGGGAGGAAGGAATTCGTCCCCCCGTTCAGTTACCCGACCCGACGCATCTGCGAAGGGCATGTCCACTCGAATCTCCGTAGCCGAATCGTACTGACGCTCTACAGCCCCATAGACAGACATCGCCAGGGCCACGGCTGCGTCAACATGGGCGGAGGTTACGTTCTTGACGATGCGGAAGCCCCGCCCCTTCGATTCGGCTACCGCATTCTGTAGATGGGCCTTGATCTCATCATCCGGATAGGCCCACAGGTTCTTGTAGCGCAGCAGGTCGAAGAGTTGCTGGGTCGCGGCCTGCATGTTGTTGACTGTCTGGGGATACTCCACCATCTTGTATCCCTTCTTCAGGATCGCCGTCATCGAGCGGTGGAAGTGGGCCGGGTCATACAGCGCCACATTCACGTTGAATGTCCGGAAGGCCCACAGCAGATATTTCTCGACCGTATCCTCCAGATCAAAAACCTCATCCTCACGCGGAGTCCAAATGTGATGGAAGAGCAGAATGCACTTCCCGACCATCGAGTCGTAGGTCGTCCCCATGACGGCTGATCCGTCATGCTTGGGCGCGACATCGACCGCAATCGAGACCGGGTAGTACCTGTAGGGATGTCCCTCCCAAATCTCCGCCGACTGATCGAAGTGCCGAGACGCCTCCGCCCACCACTCGTCCGGGATGAATGACTCGTGCGATGTCACCCATCGGTTCTCATGGAAGCGCAAGTAGGCTGCTGGCGTCATGCCCGGAGCGGATCGCTGCTCCTCATAGTATGGGCGTATCTGCCAGGGCATCCGGGGTTCATGATCCCAATAAACGAAGGTGCGTCCGTGACGCCAGCAGGGTAGGTCTTCGAGCCCCGGAACCTTCTCACCTTTTCCATCCTTGTGCTCCTCCGGGCCGACGTTCTCCTTGTAGATGTCCCAGAGAAGCTTCGACTCATTGATGAAGCCCGCGTAGGTCACAATGACCCTGAGCGAGTTTCGGACTGTGGGGATGGGCGTCATCTCGTCCCACATCTTGCGCGAGAGATCAGACTGGTAGGCCCATAGTTCATCCCACAGCGTTACAGCACGGCGCGATCCTGACGCCGATCGGTGCTCCTTCGCAAGAACCTGAACGAAGGTATCGTTGGGCCATTCGACTCGCAGGGCCAATCGACGGATATCGTGACGCTCAAGCTTCGCGGCGTGGTACGATATGTCACCAAATACGCGACATCTTGCTTGCTCCTCATCGTTCGCGATGGCATAGATTTCCGATCCCTCATCGAACTCCTCCGCTGCCCAGGTTCCAACCGCCGCTGCCAAGGTCGTCTTGCCCGACTTCATCGGACAGGAGTAGACGATTGTCGTATAGGGTAAGACGTTGTTCTCATCCGGAGTCAAGCAGTGTGCAAGAATTCTCTCCTGATGGGGGGCCAAGACCAACTTGCCCGGCCCCGAGAGTTCGCCCTTCTTCCAGTCCCAATTCTGCCGTACATAGAACGGACGGGTCTTGAGCCACGCGACAAAGGGCTTCATTTGCCCCCGGTCTCAATCTTCGTAGATAGGCGTCTAGTAGAATGCACTCCTGACACATGGCTAGTCATCGTCTCACGGAAGGTCTTCAGCGGAGTCTGAGTCCATACCGAATACATAGTCCTCAGTTTCTTCGCGATGTTGAACCTGGCATGCTTGGGAGATGGGAGCTTCGGATAGAAGGGAGGCGTTGGCATGGATTTCCTACCCCGACGGAGTAATGACCGGAGGCTTGTTCTTCCTCCAATCACGCACCGACGCGATGTAATCGTGCATCTGGCGTAGCTGTAGCGGAGTCAAGATGCTCTTCAATCGCTGAAATTCCGGCTTGGCGAGAGCGGGACTTTGCCTTCGCAGAGCCTTGAGACGCTGTAGGTCTTCCTTCATGAATTGCAGGGCCGAGGGGAGCGGGGGGTAGGGCATGGACTTTTCTCCTCATTACATCTTCTCAGATTTCCGAATCGTCCAACGAAAAGGAAATCCCCCATAGTTGTATACAGGGGCCAGTTCTTTCTTTCTCCTGAAGAACTTATCTACCTCCAATACCTTCCGTCGAGGAGGCGGGCCGATCGGCGTCGGCCCCCACTTATTGAATTTGAAATGCAGATGTTTCGGGCTCGGGGGCGGCATAGTTCTCCTTCTCACCAGGAGAGATCAGAAACTACTTCTCCTTCTCAGGAGGAGCATTGGCATAGAGAGCCTTCTGCTGTTCGCGGGCTTTCTTCTTGGAGGCGTGAATGCCGTAGACCTTCCCGGTATCCGGGTTGACCACAGCGAACTTGTTGCCCCGCTGCTGAACGACATAAGGCATCTAGCTCTCCCCAAGTTCTCGTTTTATCCGTGCAATGATGGACTTGGCTTTGGCCCGTGTCGCCAAGTCAGCAGACGCATTTGCTAGGGGGAGAAGCTTTCCTACCACAAGCTTTCGATCCCTACGCGCAGCCTCAACTAGCTTGCCCCCATCCGGCCAGCCCAGGCGCTTGAGGGAGCCCTCCTTGGCTTCGTCGAAGGCCCGACTTGCCCACTTCCTTGCCATGTAAACCTCCGTTCCCGTTACTTACATTGTACGGCCATTCTAGCTTCCAATGCAAGTAGGCCCAAAAAGGGCATCCCCCACACGATGCGGGGGATGCCTGGGCCAGGGAATAGGATTTCCGAACGACAGCCACGCCCTAGAAGATTCCTGTCAAGAGAGGAAAAGTCGGGTTGATCGCGGGTTTGATGCAGCCCTATCCTTTGTCCTCTAAGCGTTCGGGAAGAAAATCGTTGACCCCTGAGCGATGAACTTCTTCGCCATGGACGCTACTAGGTCACACAAGGCGACAAAGCAGCAGTAGGGATAACCATCCCAAAGTGTAGTTGTACCTTATCGCGGGTACGGGCGTCTTGACTTCTCTCCTATCGTCGCCGAAAATCCTCTACGCCATTATACGCTGATCTGGGTCGTCGCATTCTTCAGCGATAGCAGGCCGTCCAAAAGACCCAGCGTTTCCTCCAGAGCCTCACGCTCTTCGGCCAGCTTCTTCTCGTCAATGTTGACGATGACATCGCTCGGCTTGGACTCCCCGATCTGGGCCGACGCCTGAGCAACCGCGAAGCCCTTGGACTTCGCCTCCGCGCGGATCAGGTTCAGACGCTTGACCAATCCCTCCAGGAATCCCTGGTAGACCGGAGCGACCTCACGCCGCCACGTCAGCCACTCCGCAATAGTGCGGGTCGTCCCCCTGATATCCAGCATCACGTCAGCGTTCGCGGACTGGATCGCCTGACGCAGAAGAATCTTGCGCTCGAACAGATCACCAAGCGCCTGCCGCTCTTTCTTCAGGACACTGGCCGAGCCCCCATCCTTCTCCATCGGGTCTTTCAGAGCTTCCTGCCGCGCGATGTAGAGATTGATGAACTCGATCTTCTTGACGATCCGCGCGTCGATCGTCTTGAACTCTGCGAGTGCTTCGGTAATCGTTGTCTTAGCCATGAAGGGCCTCCTTGGGCCTAGATGTCGAGCGTGCCGATGATCTCGCTGGCACAGCGTTTGGCGTCCTTGACTTGCAAGAGAAGCTGGAGAAGCGACTCCCGCACAGGAGAGATGGGAGGTCGGGGAGGAACCGGGCTCTCTTTTGGACTATCGGTAATCGGCCCATGAAAAGAGACCGGACTGAGTTTCCTGGCGAGGTCTCCAAGCTGGGACTGAACAATCCCGACCTCCGCTGCGATCTCCCCAATGTCGGAGATCGTCTTTGCTTCCTGCGATCCTACTTCACTCATGATGAGCCTCCTAGTTAGGTCTGAATTTCATCTTGGCTTCAGTACGCGGTACGGCAATCTTCCCCACAGGCATTCCGGGCTGGAACATGATGACGAGAGCATATCGGTAGGTCGGGACACCCTCCGGATCATTCTCGGTCAAAGGACGAGGAGCCATAGCGAACCCTGACAACCCATAGCTCCCCGACTGCGTTTGCATGATCTCACCCATGACGGTCATGAGTTCCTGAGCCGAGTCCCCTTCGACGATGTTGAGTCCTTCCTGCAATTGGTTCTTGGTCTCCTCCATATCACGCCTCCTGTTAGATCATCATCCTACATCAAGATTACTGACTTGTCAAGTGGTGCGGGCAGGACTCGAACCTGCGAAGGGGAGACCCCGGCTGATCTACAGTCAGTTGGATTTGCCGCTTTCCGATACCGCACCAAGCAACCGTTACTTTCAATGCGCCCCGAGGTATGCGCCCGCGAAGGAGGCGATGAAGACGATCAAAGCCCATGCTGCAAGCCACAGGAGATCAGGCCCGATCATATCGGATGGGTGTCGGTTCATCGCAGCCTCACTTCCTCCACCGGATACGGCCCCCAACCGTGAGTGGTAAAGGTAATCTGAGTCTCGGCGATCTCCATCCCCTCCGGCAGGAGAACCGCACGATCTCGAAGGACGCGCAGGATCGCCAGCTTGTCCCATGCTGTCAGGCAGGGCCATACCTCTTCGGTAATGCGAGTATAGGCCCCGTAGGGGAATCCGTCCCGGTACTGCTTGACCCCGAGCGTCCTACACTGATCGAGAATACCTTCAGGGGTCTCGATGGTCTGCCATCCCTGCCAGTGGGCCAGCCTATGAGAGTAGGCATCCCAGATGCGCAGGAACCACTTCTCGAAACGCTGCATCAGAGTCGGCTTGGGCTCAAACTTATTCGGCTCCCATGTCACTTGTTTCATCGGGCCTCCTGCCTTCGGATCGGGCGGCGCTTCAATAGCTCCGCCAAGTAGGAAGTTAGATTCGCCCCACTCGCGTAGCGTTCGGCGAATGTCCTCCCACAGGATTGCACGATCCGCTTGAGCTTGTTCTTCTCCCGCTGATGGGTCGATGTGTATTGCTTGTGGGCGCTCTTGCGTGCGGCCCGCCCGATCTTGCGGTTCTTCTTTCCGCCCTTCTGCGTCGTCGTCTTCTTCTGGGGCATCAATCATCTCCTTGACCCATGGAACAGGATTCGCGCTGGCCCCACACTCGGGGCAACGTAGGGTGGACAGTCCATCCGCCGCATCAATCGGCCCCATCGGAGCCGACAGACCAAACGCCCACATCCCAAATCCGTAGCAAGTTGAACAGGTCATAATCACACCGGATAGCCACAGCCATCACATTCCTTGTTGCCCCGGAGGTTGACGTGCTTGGCCCTCCCACCACACCGAGAACAGTCCGTCAGTATGCTCACTTCCATTCCTCCTGCTGCCGCTTTGTATGCTTCATGAAGCACGCATCGCACAGCGTCAGTATCCACCCCAAAGGACGAGTCTCTCCGGGCTGGCCGCAGTCCTCGCAGGTCTTGAGAGACTCGGCCTCGCCCGCATCGATGACCTTCCAGACACCAGCGGTCGCACTACCTACATAGAAACGTAGGCCCCCAAACTTCTCCTTGACCTGCGTCACCATGACGGGCGGGTTCTGGGCCTTGCAGAAACGCCATAGTCGCTCTACGATCGGCGACCATCCCTTGCCGACCGAAGCGATGGCCTGCTCCAGAGTATAGTCCCCCATGACAAAACCAGGCCCTTGTGGATTGCGGAGCAAGCCGAGCCTTTCCAGCTTGAGTAAATTTATTCTGGCCCTTCTCTTGCTTTGCCATACCGCAAACCTACATCTTAGGGGTTCAATCCATTCCATGCTTGTCTCCCGCTCCCGCCTCGCGCTCAAGCTGCTGACGGATGGCTTCCAGTAATGATCCGGCCTGTCCAGGCGATCCGGGTGGACGCAGGCCCGTCCCCGGAATAAACCAACAAGTGTACCCTTGCAAACTCTCCACCTTATCCCAACCGAAGGCCACCAGCAATTCTTCCAGTTTCCAACGGAACTCGGGTTTCGGCATCAGAGCCTCCTATCTCACCGGAGTCGGAGTCCAGGTCGGAATGACGAGCGTCGGCGGAGGAACCGGGCGCTCCATCTTCACACAGATTCCTTGCGGCATGACACAGCACACGACGACGGGCCGACAGCGCCGACTGTCAGGGGGACACATGCCTTCCAAGCAGCGGATCGTACAGGCCGAGAGCCAGAACAGGAGCAGCGCGAAAACGATGAGCTTCTTCATTTCGTATTGACCGCCTGGATCACGGCCCAGACAAGCAGATCGGGAATAATCTGCCGGAAGATTTCCTCCTCCACGATCTCCATTTGACTTTCTTGGGGCGCATACCCGTACTCGACCTTTCCATCTGCCTGCTGGACAAGGGGCTTCCACTCCTTCCGAGTCATAGTCACATTCTGCGATATCTTCGTAATCGTCACCTTGAACATGAGACCTCCTATTTCTTATCGGGCAGCAAGGACTTGAGGAACTTGAGTTCCGCTTGGGCCTGAAGCAGGGTCGGCCTCCGTTTCCATGGCGTACTCCGGCATTCAAAATCCCGTGCCTTCGTCGCGACAGGACATCCCTCGCAGACGAAATCGTAGTAGAGGGCACACAGCGCACAGGAGTCGGTATAGTTCTGGAATCGGGGCCTTCCCGCTTTCAGCACCTTGACGATGAACTCCCACTTGTGGATGCTCTCCTTGAGCGCAGCCAGCTTTCCTCGGGGCCATTTCCCCTTGGCAACTACACAACCTGAAGAATCAATACTGTAGCGCACTATGCTACCTCCTTCTTGAGCGCCCGGTTCTTCACCAGCGCCGCCTGCCAGCGGGCATCCGTCTCCGGGTTGTCGATCCACACCAACTCGTAGCCCTGCGGGAAGACCTTCGCGTAATGCTCATGCTTCCAATCGGAGGTCAGGCCCATGTCGTGCTTGGAGAAGTCCGCGTTGCTCGACAGATGGGAGGCCAGCCCCCTCCCGTCCTGTTCCGCCATAGCGAACCCGATGACATCCCCCTCGCATATCCCACCCGGCAGACATCCCAATAGAATGACGGGCTTCGGTTGATCGGTCATGGGGCCTCCCCGAAGTAACGATAGGTCTCCAAGGGGAGCCAGTTGCCGTCCGGGATTTGCACCATGCAGCCCGAGAAGATGCCCCAGCGACGGGGCATTCCGATGTCGGCAGTCTTGGCGGAGCAGGCCGCATCGTCGATGACGGCCCAAATTCCGCACAAGAGCGCCAAGACAATTACGAACGCGATGACACCCGCCCACGGAAAGTCGTCCATCAAGCCTCCTTCTATCCAAACCGATCGAGCACCATGATGAGAAGCGCAATGCAAGCGGACACGACAGCTATCACGACGCACACTTGCAGGTAGATGGGCATCTCAGCTTCCCTTGAGAACTTTGATCGCCAGCGCGAGCCCCAATCCCATCTGCACCAAGAGCAGCAGGCCCAAGGTCGTCGTCCCGATCGCATCCGAGAACGCCCCGAACACGGCCAGCCCAGCTATCACAATCCAAATCCACGCTACAGCTTTCATCTTATCCTCCTAGTCCCTATATTTCTCGATAGGCAAGTCAGGGAAGAATGCAGCGGCGTGCTTATCAAGCAGCTTGTCTCCATTCTCCGCGACCTCCTCCTCAGTCCCCGAGCCGATGTACGCCGCCCAATCGAATACGTCACCCTCCGGCAGATAATTGATCCTCGCAACGACCCGAACAACCTCGTGCGGCCCCCCGCTCAGTATCATCGACCGTACCTGCTTGCTTATCCCCATAGACAATTCTCCTTTCCTTTATGGATCGACTTGCGTCTTTGTGGAAGTTCGCCAATTTTCCAAAGGGGGTCGGGCGGATTTCGCGCTCACGCCGCTTACCCTTAGCCCCCGGCCCCCTTCACTAGCGAGAGCAGGTCTCCCGTGCCGCCCGACCCCTACCATGACGCAGGGGATGTTCAAGCAGGAAGTGTCGCGACACTCGCAGGTATCCCATGGGCGCGGGGAGTTCATGCCTGCTCTCGCGTAGGTAGCATAGCATAGGTTGGCAACGATGTCAAGTATTGTGGGTTTTACCAGCGAACAAAGAAACAGAACACGAACTAGACCACCTACCCGTACAAAAGCATAAGGAAGGTTCGCTCCGCGAACCACGATTGAAAGGCCGCGCTGTGTTGTCTCCCCTGGTGCTGGACGTAGGGCGGGGCCGCGCTCGAACGCAGACGCGCGAACCGCGCCGCGCGTTGCGCCCTCGCTCGTGCGCGCATGAACTACGCGCGCTCACTCACTCGCGCGCTTCACTCGTGCCGCGTTGCCGAAGTAACGGTTGCTTGAACGCGGCAATCCTACTAAATGAATCCTATCATCCTACCGAACGCAGCGCGCATCCGAACGCGCCACTCACACAAAAGAAAAGCGCGCGGGTGGTTGGCCCGCGCGCTGAACGTCCGCCGTACCGTGCTACCAGCTTGCCGCTGATATGTCGTCACTCAGGCCCGTTCGACCACGGGGCCGGACGTGCTTCTCCGCGCTGGAGATCGGGGCCGGACGCAGCTTGACGTGTCCCGCCTCGATCAAGGCTTGCGCCATCCGCCCGTAGGAACCCTGCAACGTCCATGCTAGGCCCGTATCGACTAGCTCCTGGAACAGGGCGATAACCTCGCGCTCGCTCATGTCGCCATCCTCGTACTGGACGATTCGCCCGACGATATCGCCGCTCATCGCACAACCTCTTCGCCCAACAACCCGTTGATAATCCGCCGTATAGCCGCGCGCGTCATCACCACACGCCCCGCTTCCTCCGCCGCCTCGACCGTCGGCCTCGGAACACTCTCGCCGCGCTGCCACGCGCTCACAACCTCCGAGATCGGACACTCGTCGAGCTTCTCGCAGACCGCGCAATCGTGGCCGCTGGCCTTGTGCTCGTCGATCCACTCCGGCGGTTCAACCAGCTCGACAACCTCGGCGCGCGGAATGCGCGTGTACCCCGTGAGTCCTGACCCTGGAATTCCTGGCCCGTACATTCTGACCTCCCGTTGAACTCGCACCGACAGGCGCGCGCGCGTGACGTGCTCCGCGCGCCGCCCCCGTTATGATGGGCGCGTCCCTCTCGCGCCCGTTGGTAAAGAACTGACTTGAGCATAGCACGTCCATACTACCGTGTCAAGTGACCCCGCCGCAACGCCGTTGCTTGCACCCGCCCTCGACATCGCCGCCGTGCCTATTGCACCACGTCGCAGGGGGGTAGAGCGGGGCGCGGGGGGTGCTTGTGACCTGGAACCCACCCAGGCCCCCCCCCCCCCCC